CTTTTTATAATATATATTATATAATAACTTATAATAATTTTATAGGAGGTAAAAAGTTTGCTTAAGATTAAAGACCCAAATACAAATTCTGAATTAAATTTCAAAGATAATGGAAATGTAGAAATAACTAAAAACTTAGAAGTTTTAGGTACAATAACAAGTCCAAATATAGAAGAACTAGCAAATAAACTAAACAAACTAGTTGAAGATTTAGAAAAAATAAAAATTCAATTGAAAGGCGGTAACTAATGAAAGATGATTTTAATAAATTCATAGAAGATACTTTTGCAGAAGCGTGGGACAAAATAAAACAAACTTCAGAAACAGCAAAAGAATATGTAAGGCCAAAAACATTACGTGAAAGAATGGACCAAAACATAGATTTAAAATTAAAGAAATGTTCAGGAGATTATAATAGCAAAGAAGAAATAATAGAAAAAATTAAACAATATTTCAAAGAAGTAGAAATAGAAGCTGATAACGTATATGTTTTAGCAGATAATAATATAGTATATAAATTTGCAATGTATAATAACGGAGTAAATAATAAGCTAAGAGTGTTTGGCCCAGAAAAAACAGATATTTAAACAGAGATTAATTTCTCTGTTTTTTGTTTTTTCTCCGCCGGCGCATTTTTTAAAGGAGAAAAATGTATTTAATAGAACTTGAAGAGAAAAAAGTTTTACTCAAAAAAATGTTAAAAATAAATTTTAATATAAATCATTTTAATAAGAAATATATTTATTATAACGAAGAAGCTGGGATATTTGTTGAAGAATTAACAGAAGTAGATTATCATCATAGAAGATGTATAACAGTAAAGTATAATAAATTTACAAACAAAATATTAAAAATAAAATCAATTAAATTGAATAAAAGCTTAAGAGTATTGGATGGTGATTAAATTGTTCTTTATATTACAAGAAGGAAAACAAACTTTAATAAATAGATTTATAAAAAAAAGATATAATATAGCATATTTTATGCATGAGCTTGAAAATTATAACAAAGAAACAGAAGTTTTTAAAAAAATATTAATTGGAGCTTTCGATTATTTATTTTATAATGCTAAAAATAATGAAAAATATATAATTTTTAAATATAAAAAAACAACAAATAATATATTAGAAATAATATCAATTAAAGAAAAAAGAGATTTATGGAGTTGATAGTATGTTTTTCATATCAACAGAAAGTAAAAGTGATTTAATAAAACAATTAATAAAAAAAGTTTATTATGTAGATTTTTTTCATTGTGTAATTAATGATTATAATAAAGAAACTGAAACTTTTACAAAAACAATGCTATTAAATTCTAAATATGGAAAACAAGGTATAACTTTAGAATATAAGAAAATTACAAATAATATATTTGAAATAATATCAATAAAGTAGGTGTATGATATGAATTTTATATTAACAGAAGGAAAAACAAAATTATTAGATAGAATGTTAAAAAAAGTTTGTTTTGTAGATTATTATACAGCAGATTATGACCGTTATTATAAAGAAACAAATAGGTTTATGAGAACTTTATTTTATAAGAATGACTGGAGGTTAAAAGATATAACTATAAAATATATAAAAAACACTAATAATATATTTGAAATAACATATTTAAGAATTTAAAAAGAATAAGGAGTAGTGATATGAATTTTATATTTTTAAAAAATGATTTATATGATATAGAGAAAAAAATAGGCTTTATTTTTGCTATAAAAGAAATTACTAATATTTCAGTAAGTGAAATAAAAAATGGTTCAATAATGAATTTTACAGGAGAAACTAAAAATAATACTTTAAAAAGTGTTACTATTGAAATAAAAAATAAAATATATAAAATTATGAATTTAAAAATATTAGAAATAGCAGAGGTGTATATATAATGAAATTAAGAATAATAGTAACAAAAAGCCAAATAGGTTTTTTAACTACATTAGGTAATTTTTCTTCTTTTTCATTTATTAGACGTAATAAATTAAAAGTATATGATTCTTCAGTTTTATCAACCAACTTTAAAAATTATAAAAAAATAATATTTGCAATGAACGAGGATAAAAAAATAAATGAATTTGATATACATATAAAGGAGTTAAGAAACAAAAGTATAAATATAGTAGATTATAAATTTATAATAAAAAAACACGGATAAATAAGGAGATTTAATTGAAGATTTTAGAAACATATCCTAAAAAAACAAAATTACTTAGATTAATAGTTCCAAACGAAGAAATTAACTTTCTATTTTTATTTCAATTTAGATTGATTAAAAATATTATAAAAAACACAAAACTGATTTCAACAGATACTTCTTTAGTATATTCAAGAAAGTATAAAGTACAGCATAAGTTAGGATTCTTCGATAAAAACGAAAAGAAAAAAATATTTCTAAAAGTAAGACTTAGACAGATGAATAAAAATTATAATATATATAATTTAAAAATAGAAACAACCAAAAAAGAATACGAGTAATATATTTAAAGTAAAAAAAAGAACAGTGTTTAAACTGTTCTTTAAATTATAATTTCAAAAGAAATATTATAAATTCCATTTTGAGAATCTAAAAATATATCTTTTAATTCAGAGTCTTTAAAATCTTTAAAAGTAATTTTCTTATTTTTTAAAAACATTAGTTTTTTTAAATCATTAATGTTATCAGAAACAATTCCTCTAAAGTCATATTTTTCTATAACTTTATCTTCATGATTTAAATAAATAAAAGAATTAACATTGGTAAATTCTAAATCTATAGTTTTTTCAATGTTTTCACTTTTTATAATTATTTTTTCTTTCATTCTAATACCTCTTTTTCTTCATATTCAGTTTCTATCATTAAATAAAAACCATCTTTATTATTTTTAACTTTCATACTTAATATAGGATGTAATTCTTCATTTATTTTTATGAATTTTGAATCTTTTAATTCTGTTAGTTTCTTTATGGCTTCTTTTTTATTTTTAAACCTTAAAGAGATTGATTTTTCAATATAATAAATCATCTTCCGTCCTTGCATCCAGACGTACTTTCACAATTACTATGACAGTTATTATGGCAATTACTATAACAATGACAGTTAGCTAAATTAGATATACTAGCTTTAATTGCGTTAAAATAAGATTCATAAATTCTTCCAGAAGGAACTGAAAGTTTAGACCTGTTATTCATGTAATTTAACTCGTTACCATAATTACCATTAGGTTTACCTGAACCTCCTGCATACATTACAAAAAAATTTGTAACTCTACAAGCTGACTTGTTCCAAAAAATAGAATTTATTTTATCTATCAAAGATGATGTAATTTTACCTTGATTTAAAATACTTATAGCTTCATTATACTTAGCTGACGCTTCGTTATCGAATTGAGCAACACCATTACCATTTCTATATCTATGTAAACCATTCAGATAATTAAGTTGAGCTATAATATCTTGTTTTAATATTCTAGAACCCATTATTTATCAACTTCTTTAGTATTAACTAATTGTTCGAATATTTTATTAAACAAGTTTTGATTACTTTCTACATTTGTCATTAACTCGCATAAATATATTAATTGTTCTTGATTCACTTCTTTCACCTCTTTAGAAACTTTATTTAACAATTCAGTTTTTTTATTATATTCTTCTATATCTATACAATTAGGTATATCATTTCCTATTTTAGAAAAATCATATAACGGATTTAAATCAGTGAAGTATTTTCCTTTTAAACTCATTAAATTTTTATATTCTAATTTTTCTATAGGAATACCGTTAATGATATCACCAAGTTTTTCTTTTTTAGAATTAATTATATCTCCATTTTCTAAAACATCTACTATTTGATTACATAAAGGTAATTTTCCAGAAAAATGTAATATTCTTTGTTGATACATTAAGTCTATAAATTCTTGTTTAGAATCAACATCACAATCAAATATATAACTAAGTTCTTCAAATTCTTTTGCTTCTTTTGTAATATTAACCAATCCTCTATATATAATAACATCAGGTGTAAAATATATAGATTTTGAAATATCATCTAAATCATTTTCATCTAATCTTTCTATTAAAAGATTTAAAAATTTCTTATAAAAATCAACTTTTTTTAATTCTTTTAAATAAAAGTCAACATCTTTTAAAAACACTTCTTTTTCAATTCTATAAATCAAATTAATCAACCTCCACATCTACTTCTAATACTTTTTTATATCTTATTTTCCAAAATTCTTTACTTTTAATATAACTTTCGTAAGCACCTTCATTATCAAATTTTTTGAGATATTCAGTAAATGATTTATAAAAATCTTTTTCTTTTGCAATTTTTCTTAATAAGAATTTATGTTTTTCAGCTAAAAACCTTTTGAATTCTATACAAGATAAATCATCGAAATTTAAATAAAAACAAACTTGTATACAAAATGGTTTTAAATTGCAATTAAAACATTCTGAATAATTCATTATATCCTTAACTATTTTATGAGAAGGATTATTTTTCATCATTAACTGAATTCCTTTATTGTTTTTATAAAAACTAGTATATCTAGAACATATATTTTCAGTTAAAGAATTATCAGCTTCAGGACTTATTGATAATGTGTTTTCATTAGCTGTACAAAAATTTCTATTTATATAAACTAAACCGTAAATATAACTTTCTATACAAAAACCAGTTGTGGCTATTTTAAATTTCTTTTTATTTTTAATACAAAACAAAAGTTCATTTTCAATAAGATTATAAAATTCATTTAAAAAATTCTTCTCTGGTTCGCATAATTTATGATTATTTAAATCATCTTCATATATTATAAAAATTTCATCGAAATAATCAGAGTTTTCGTTTATTTTGTTAAAAACATCTTCTGGTTTTAGATTAAAATATTCTTTAGTGAATACTATATTTCTTCTTACAGATATACCTAAAGAATGAATATATTTTATATTTTCTAATACTTCATCATATGTTTTTTTATCATGGCTTAATCTATATTTATTATGCATTTCTTTTAAATCTAAAGAAACGGTTATATATAAATCTTTTTCAACAGATATTTCTTTTAAAAAGTTTTTAAAGCTATTATTAAAATAATATCCATTAGTAATTAACTGAAAAATAATTCTTTCTTTTATATTTAACTCTTTAATTCTTTTATATATTTCTATTATATTGTTATTAATAGAAATTTCTCCGCCTATAAAAGAAATTTTTGTATATGTATTGTTACCGTTTTTTTCTCTTTCTTCAAAAAACTCTTTTATTTTTTCTATTAACAAATCTATATTTTTATCATTTATAGAAAAACCACAAGATGTACTTCTCTGGTAACAATAAGAACAAGACATATTACAAGAGGTATTTGTTTGTATATGTAAACCACCCATAGAATCTTTTGTAATTAAATTCTTAATATAGTGGTCTATACTAGAATAATATTCTAAATAAGCATTATCTATTATTATCACCTCTTTCTAAAAACTTTATAAAATCTTTATGAATTTCTTCATATTTATTGGAACTAAAATAATTAGCTCTTTTTATTAAGTTTTCTTTATTTTCTAACTCTGTTAAAAATCTGTTGGATTGTTTACCAAACTCTATATTGTATTCACAAACACTTTCTATATTTTTACTTTTGTTTCTTTTTAATTTATGAGCTATACATTGTCCAAGACAACCAAAATCATTATTTTTTTCACATGAATTACACTGAGAACATTTTTTAGTTAATTGTTTAAATAGTGGTTCAAGTGAATTTCTTTTTTTAAATATTTCTTCAAAAGAATCAGTTTCTAGAGAGCCGTATTTATATTCTGTTATTTTATCATGAAAGAATAAAGAACAAGGATAAATATCACCATTAGGCATAACAGTTATTTGATTTGTTCCAGCATGACAATGACTAGTGTTTTTATCTTTATAAAAATTAGAAAATAAACTTCTTAATTGTTGAAATGTTCCAACGTGATAATAATCGCTTTTATCAAAACATTCTAAATAATAATCAAAAAGTTTTTTCATGTTTTTAATCAAGTGTTCTTTACCAACAAACGTATAATCAAACATAGGAACTAAATCAAATTGAAATAATTCTTTATATTTTTCCATAAAATCAATAAAGTTATCAACATTTTCTAATAAATCTGGAGATAAAACTGTTTGCACGTGCACTCTTTTATATCCTTGAAAAGATTCTAAATAAGAAATATTCTTAATTAAATCGTTAAAACTTCCAGATTTATCTTTTTTATAAAAACGTATTTTATTATGAGCATCTTCTGAATATTCTAAACTAACAGTGAATCTAATTTTATCATTAACATTTTTAAGTTTATCTAAAAATTCTTTTGTTAATTCTGTTGCGTTTGTAATTATGGCAATTTCACAGTTTATATCTTTGTGATTTTCATTTTTTTCTTTTATATATTGATTTATTTCTAATATTCTTTCTTTGAATAATAATGGTTCTCCGCCATATATTTTAACAAAGATTTCTTTATCGTTTTTAATTTTGGAAAATTCATATAATAAATCTATAGCTTTTTTTGCGTTTTCTAAACTTATAACATCATTTTCTTTTTTTAAACACGCAAAACAATAATAACAGCCTAAGTTGCATTGTGTGTTTGTAATAAATTCTAACGTAAGCATACTTTCCATCCTTTCAATTATTTGCATATATAATAACAAACAATTGAAAGAATTTCAAGTTATTTTATGAACATTTTTACCAATCTGATTTCTTCGTTATTATTTTCTTCTACTAAAACACCTATTATTTTAAAAGAGTCGTCTTTTCCTTCTATATATTCTCTTCCTACACCATCTATTTCAGAAACAACAACTTTCATACCTTTTTTAGCTTTTCCTATAAATTTAACATTTACTCTTCCAGACAAACCTATTGGTATAAAATGGTTTTTATTTATTTCTTCATAACCTTCATCTTTGTTTGGTTTTTTACCACCTATTAACATAGCATAAGTATCAGAATGAACTCCAACTATAACAGAATGTTTATTTGTTGCTTTTATATATGTTTCAATATCAGACGTTTCATCAAGAGCTATTATATCACCAGGTTCTGTTTTTATTTTTTCTTCTTTTGGAAAATACTCAGCATAGTCATTCCAAACAGCATTATAAACTACCGAACCAGTTACATAACCAGAAGCAGATATATTACTAGAAGAATTTATACTGCCAGAAGCACTTATTCCACCAGAAGCACTTATATTTCCTGAAGCACCTATATTTCCAGAAGCACTTATGCTAAGTGTATTAAGAACCCCCATAGTTATTGTTCCTAAACTACCAGCTCCATTTCCAAAATTTATACCTGTTACTCTATTTCCTAATGTTCTATAATTAATCCATATTACTCCTTCTCCATTTTTTGTAAAATTTACTTCATTTTCCCAACCAGTTGTGATACCTATTGAACCATTTTTAAAACAATAATTTCCATCAATGTTAGTAACATTTCTTAAATTACCAGTATGCCATATTTCTTCTTTTAATTGCCAACTAGTATTATTGTTATTAGAACGCATTAAATAAGCATGCAAATCATTTCCAGAATTTTTTGATATGCCAAAAGCAGTAGTTTGAGGAACATCATTACCAGAATATGTATTCATATAAATCCAATCTTTATAAGCCCAATCACTGTTATTGAAATATTCATTACTCATAAGAAATCTTATTCTACCTCTTCCGACATAGTTAGGAGGCTGTTTTCCACCATCAGTACTATATCCTCCAGCAACTTGTTGAGTGTTATAATATGTTCCATATAAAGTGTTAGCTAAACAATTAGAAGATGGCACTGTAGTTGTTTCAGTAGATATTTCATTTTTTATTTGAGAATTATTAATTTTATCTTGAGAATCTATTCTTTTCCAATTTAAGAAACTACCATTTTCTGACAAACTTCTTTGATATGTTTTACCATTTTTATAACAAGTGTATCTTTGCATAACACCATAAGCTGTTGGGAAAACTTCAAGAACTCCAGCTTGTTCTTCTGGGTATCCTCTACTTGCAAGAGAATTAGCATCTCTTACTTGTTTATAAATACCAGCTTTATCTGGTGTTTTTAATTCGTTGATATTTTTATCATTTAAATCTTCTGAGATTAATTCTAATTTTTTATCATTTAATTTTTTAACAGATAAAGAAGTAGCTAATTTATTTGTATCTAAATCATCTAAAGAATCGCTTTTATCAAGATTGAAACCACTTTTTCTTTCTATTATATTTTCTTTTTTATTAATTTCTTGTTGTAAAAAAACTTTTTCTGAGTTTAAAGTATCTTTAAGTATTTTAACAGCTTTAGCTGTTGCTAATTTTTCAGAATTATCTTCAGCGATACTATCTGTTTTATCTAAATTAAAACCTGTTTTTCTATCAATGATTGGTTCTTTAGTATTTACAATTTCGTGTAAATCTCTTACTGCTTTACTGGAAGCAAAAGTTAAAGAATTATTTAATTCTATAGAATCACTAAAATTAGGTTTATTTCTAATTGTATACCATTCTATTTTAGATAAATCTTGATTTAATTTTAATATATTTTCATCAGTTTTTGTTTTAAAAGTAGCTAGTTTATTTTCTATATCTAATGCTTTATCAAAAGTAGTTTTAACAGAAAAAGGACTTGCGAAATCATTTTTGCTTTCAGAATTAGTTGTGTGAATAAAATTTGGTTTTTCAAGTATATCATTCCATCTAAAACTTAAAGAATCCAATGTTTGCTTTATGTTTTTTGCAAATTTTTTTACATTATTAACAGCTTTACTTGTAGCTAACTTATTTTCATCATCTAATTCATCTTCGTTACTTTTATCTAAGTTAAAACCTGTTTTTTTATTTATATTATTTTCTTTTTTAGAAAGTTCTATTTCTGTTTTATTTTTTAAATTTTCTAATTTTTCACTTATAGCAGAATCATCACCAAGAATTATTATTTTTCTTGCTTTTATATTTTCGTTTATACCAATATATTCTTGGTTTTCTAAATTTTCGTTAGCAGATACTATTTTATAGAAAGTTAAATTTTCCATAACAAAAATATCATTTCCTACTTCAAGGTGAAATATTTTATTAGTTAAATCAGAAAGTTTATCTACTCTAATAAAGCTATTTAATTCTTGGACATTTCTTTGTATCATATATTACATCATATCCTTTTTTCTTTTATTAACAAGATTTTGCATTTGTATGCTTTGAATTTGTCTAGCTGCATTTTCAATTAAACCTTGTTCATTTACTTTAGCTACAAAATCAGCTTTTGTTATTAAAAATGGTTCTGTTACTTTAAATATTTTTTCAGCCATGTATACTTTTTCAACAAATACTGTACCAGCTAAATGTAATTCTATTAAATCTCTTTCAGAAGCTTCTATTCCATCTACATCATCAAACATCCAAATAGTTTTTAAATCTTTCCCATATATTCTTTTATAACCTTGTAATCCAAGTATAGCATTAGCCATGAATATTAAATCTTTTTCACGGCATTTTTGTTTATGACCTTTATAATCAAAACCATCAGCTAAGACTTCTTCTTTTATTTTATTAATAATAGGAAAGTAATTTCTAATAGCTTCTTGTGTTTGAAGAGCTTTTCTTCTTTCTACTTCTTCTTCGTCGATGACCCATTCTTTTCTAGAAGCTATCCATTTATATGGCTTTATAAAATCTGGTTTAGGAACTACAGTAATTTCTTCTTGACCAGCTTCTATATATTCACCATCTTTTAATTGATATTCTCCTAATTTATATTTAATAAATTTAGTTTTTTCTACTATTATATTTCTACGTTCATCGTAATACCATTCAAATATAATAGGCATATTACTAACGTATACTACTCCATTAGGATAATCTGCTTCTATATCTTCATTAGTTAACTCAATATTATATTTTACGTTTAAATAAAATATTTTATTTTCTTTGAGTTTATTTTTATCTAATATATAAGTATTCAAAATAATTTAACCCATCCATTTGTATGATATTTATTATTAAGTAATTTACCATCTTTTCTTTTTATAAAAAACAAATCTTTAAAATCAGAAGAATAAATATTTATAACATAATCATTAGAATTTGCTGGTACAACAAACTCTTCTTTTACTTCAAATATACCTGATATGTAACAAACTTCTAAGGTTACTTCATTAGAAGTTTTATTAGCTATATGTATTTCTATATTATTATATGATGAGTATTCATGTTTTGCTTCTATAACAAAAATATCTTCTTCTGTATTTTTATAATATATAGGATTGTTTTTTTCATATTTTAATATATTAAAAGACAATTGTTCTATTCGTACATTTCTTGATTGATATTTTTCTATATAAAAATCAGGATTTTTAAAAATATCATAAACTAATTCTTTTATTTTAACGTTTTCTGTTATTTGAGTATGTACACTTTTTAAAAAAATCATAGTTCTTGTTGGACATAATTCATTATAGAAAAATGTTGTTGTTATTGTTTTAACTTTTTCAAAATCAAAATCAAAATTTATTTTAAATAAATTTTTAATTTCTTCTTTTGTAAACTGTTCTTCATACCATATATTTTTTTCTTCATTATAACGACTTCTACTTAAAGATTTAGCTAAAAACGAATTTGCAAAGTATCTTTGAAATAATAAATAATATAATTCAAAATTAAACTTAGAAGATGTTTTATCGAATACATCAAGATTATCTTGTTCAATCATATATTCTAAATCAAGAGGATATTTAGATTTTAAATCAAAATCTGATTCATAATAATAAAAATAAATTTCAATTCCTGTTTTTTCATATTCATGATAAAGAGTATTTTTTTCTTCTCCATATTTTAAATTTTTAAAATACTTTAAAGTTCCAGAAAAATCTAATATACTTTCGTCTTTATGATTAAGTATATCAATAACTCTTTCTCCATTGAAAAAACATCCTAATATTTTTTTATCTTTTTTTAAATTAATCATATATTACCTACTTACTATGCAATAAAATTTACTTGGGTCTTTTGTAGTTAATCTATTGTATTCATCTATAGTTAAATAAACTAAATGTTCATCCCAATATTGTTGCATTAATTGTTTTAATTTTTCATCACTAGGAGTCTCTCCTTTTGGTCCTACTAAAGTTTGTAGAGGAACCCAATTTCCATTGGTATCTTTTATATTTAATATATAATTTTTAGGCATATTATTGCGTCAACCTCCTAATTAAATCTGATAAGTTTTCAGGGTAAGTATCATCAGTATAGTATATTATGTTAGAACATCTTAAATCTACATATCCAGTGTCTGAATATTCTGGACTTACTATATTAAATCTAATCACATTAGAGTCTGAATTAGGTGCTACAAGTATACTACCTACTAATATTCCTGAATCGTGAAATAAAGGTGTATATATAGGGTATGCGCTTCTAAGCCCCAAAGGTAAAGCAAACGCTCCAAATGTTTGACTATTAGTTAACTTTAATTGTATAGATGTAGTATCATTATATGTACTTTTTTTAAATGCAGAAGGATTTATATCAGCTTTTCTTTTTAGTTCAAATAAATCCCATTGAAGTCCACCAAAATTTAAGATAACATAATCATCTATTCTTCTAATTCTTATCTTACCGTTTAACACTGTTGAAGTAAATTCTATAGTTCCAGTATCACCTTTTATTACTTTCCAATCACGATTTGTATTTCCTATTTTTAACCACATGAAAGCTCCGTTAGCTTTAGTTCTATCTATATAAATAGTATTAACATCAGCTTGAACTACACCTTTAGGATTTCCAGAACCGTGTAGTATTTTACTACTTTCATTTATCTTTTGTTCAATTTTATTTTGTATATATGCTTCTATTCCTATATCCGTTTCATCTGGTTTAATCCAAACATCATAATTTGTTCTATTAGGTTCTGTTTCTGATACTATTATTCCACTATGTCCTTTTTCGCCTCTAGGCCCGGTAGGTCCATCTAATCCAGGAGGTCCTTGTGGACCAGGGGGTCCATCTAATCCTTTAGGTCCTTGTGGTCCAGGAAGTCCGTCTAGCCCTTTAGGTCCTTGTGGACCAGTAGGTCCAGGAGGACCATCGTGAATAACTTGTAACTTTTCAGACTCTAAAACAGGCAATTGTTCTATTACATATATTTCTGTTTTATAATCTATATTTATTATAAAATTAATTTCTTTAGTATCAAAATTATAAGAATAATGTACGTTTTTAACAAGAGCTCTACCGTCAAGATAAACAGTCATTTCACCTCTAGACATCCAAGTATCTGGAAGTTTAACTTTAGTAGTACTAGCTTGAACTACTGCATAATATGTTTGAGGAGCTATTGTTCTAATATAGTTATTTACTTCTGTACTAGCTTGTGTAAGTATTCCAGCAACTATTTCATTTTTCTTGTTTTCTACACTTTGTACAGAATCGTTTCTTTTAGCTTCTATAGTATTAAGTACGCTATTTTTTGTACTATTAATACTATCAATAGCATCTTTTCTAACACTATTATTTCCTTTATATGTTGCTTCATCAGTTAAACCTATATTAGCTTTAACATCTTCTCTTAATGCTTCTATTTCACCTTTCTTAGTGACAGTTAAAGCTTCTATTTCATTCTTTTTATCTTGAGTAAGATTAGTTATTTCACCAAGTTTAGAAGTATTATGAGCGTTGATATCATCTTTGATTTGCTTCCATAAACCATCGTTTTCTGTATTACCTATATATGTTAATATAGATTGTTTCTTTTGTTCTAATCCATCTATATGATTAGTAAAACTATTTAGCATATCTGTTATATGACTAGAAAATTGATTTTGTAAATTAGCTTTTTTATCAGAAAAATCAGCATTAAATTCAGCATATATTTTATCTTTGATTTTTCTCATAGCTTTTTTGTATTCTGTAAATACTATTTCACAATATTGTTTATATTCATTTATTTTGTTTGCTTTAAAAGTTTCAAATTCTATTTCATATCCAGTAATTAAGTTTGTTATTTCTGTAAAAACATGACTTATTTTATTATTAAGTTTAACAACTTCGTCTTCTCTTTTTTGTTGAATTTCAGCAACTATATTATCTTTTCTCTTTTTGATTTCATCAAACAAAGATTTCTTATCAAACTCAAGAGAATTCAATAATAGATTTTTCTTTTCTTCTAGTTTAGTTTCCATTGTTTTTTCATATTCACTGATACCAACTTTTGTTTTTTCTATAAAAGCTTTAAATTCGTTTATAATTTCATTACTTGTATCAGTTAATTGTTCTTTACTAGTTTCTAAGAAAAGTCTAAAATCTTTAATGGCATTACCTTTTTCTTCATTAATTTGATTAACTACTTTTTCAGACTCTTTTCTTAAATCAAGAAGAGTTTTGTTTTTAGTTTCTATAAATTCATTTTCAAGATTTTGTTTAAACTTATTTAAGTTATACAAACTAGTTTTTTCAGCACTGTTAATACTATTAATAGCAAACTCTAATAAATTATTTAATTCATCAGTAATAGAAGATTCTATTTTATTTATTTGGTCTAAACTATCTTGTAGTTTTAATTCTAAAGAACCTTTATTATCATCTAAATAATTTTGTAAACCATCTTTGATAGTAGTTACTTTTTCAGTTAAAGAATCTAAAGTTTCTTGTTTATATGTATTTACATTACCTATATATTCTTGTAATTTTTCATCAAGAATTTCTTTAATTAATTTAGATGATTTTTCTTTAGTTTCGCTTTTTAGCTTAGATTGAATTATTGTTTCTAAACTATTTATTTTATTATTAGTTTCAGATATACATTTCTCTGAAAATATTTCATATTGAGATACAAAGAAATTTTTTATATCTTCTATTATTTGTTTTTTAATTTCTTCCATTATATATCCTTTCTAATATTTATAAGTTACAAATACTTCATCTTTATTTTTTAATCTATTATCTTTAATAAATAATTGCTTATTTTTTAATTCATAAATACTATCAGGAGTAATTACAAATTGTTCTTTTCTACTTATTATAAGAATGTCGTTTATACTAACAGGATTACTAGTTAATTCTAAAGTAAATTCATCTACACTAATAGCCTCTACAGTACCTAGTTCATTTAGTTTTACTTTAGTTAAGTTATTATTAATTATCTCATAATAAATAGCTTCAAGAATATTTATTAAAGTTTCATTATCTAAATTTTGTTTTTTCAATTCATCAAAATTTATTTTCATTATTTATCACTTCCAAATATATTAATCTTGTCAGAATAATTAACATCTTTTCCAAAAACTTCAACTAAGAAATATTCTCCTTGTTTGTTATCATATTCTTTGTTTTTATTTATTTTATTTTTTATGTTTAATATTTTATTCCATTGTAATATATCTTTATTTACTATCTTTAAGAATTCTTGATATTCTTCTTTGTTTAATAAATATAATTCAGTAGAACTATTACTAAAATAAAATATTTTTTTGATTTTTTCTTTTGTTGAAAATCTATATATTAAAACACCAGTTTTTCTAATTTGATTTTTTTTATAATCATATATTTTGCAATCCTTTAAAAAACCACTTATTTTATTAAAACCAGTTATGAAAATTCCTTTAAAAGATTCTTTTAAAGTATTTATATATAGCTTTTGTTTATTATCAATATTAGAAACTATATTTACTAAAGTATCGTTTTTTCTTATACCAAATATACTTATAGGGAAATCATTAAAAAATTCCAGAAATATATTTTGTATATTATGAGAACCATCATTGAAATAAATAAACAAACTTCCATTTTCTTCTCTCATATTAAAAGGTATTTCAGTTAAAGAATTTTCATTTTTAATTACGCTATTATCTAAAATAGTTAAATTTTGATTATATACTATTTGATGAGTAATTATATTATTATAAAACTCTTTTAGGCTATTCATTAAAAAGAATTGATTTCCAAGTGAACTTACTTTATTTAATTCTAGATATTCTTTTTCAAGCATATCTATTTCTTCTTCTAGGTTATTATTATATCTATTATAACTATCTAGAATATAATTATATTTAAATAAAGTTTTTTTAAGTTCTTCTCTTATTTCTTCAAAAATATGTTTATCTACTTTAAGAGAATTTTTAAAATAATCTTCTTTTAAATAGTCTTTTAAACCAAACAATTCTTCATTCTTAATACCTTCGTTTTCATAAAGTTTTATTCCATCAAACTGTTTTATAAAATCCTCATATGTACTTATTTAAATCACCCCTTTATAGAAAAATCAAATAACATAGGAGTATAATAATCTTCACTTATACTTTTTTGTTTTTCGTTATATTGATAAGTTAAATAAAAATTATATTTGCTTAAAAAACTACTAGTATATATTATTTTATTTTCTTTATCGAAGTAAAAATCAAAAGCTTTAGTATTTGTTTTTAATATACTTTCATCATCATAAAGCTTTAAATTTTCTAATTCATCTTTTGATATTTCAGTAATAGTTTTTATATAATTTTTATTCAGTGTTAAAAATGCGCCGGCGGAGAAAAAATCATTTTCACTCAAACCAAGCTCTGTAAATTTTTCTTTTAATTTTGCAGAAGAGCTTATAGGAAATGTTATTTTAATAGATTCTATTGAAATATCATCAGTTGGAATATTATAAACTCCAGGACTTATTTCTAATGATTTGAAATCTATAGTAGCCGTTTTAATTTCTATCTTATCTTGTTGCTTTATTTTTTCTTCAGGCACAGTTATTTTTAAAACGAAATTATCTTTGTTTTCAAGACTTATTATACCTTCATTATTATTAAAACTTATATCTTTAAACTTTTCATTATCTTCACTGAAACTAAAATTAAACTTTCTAAAAAGTTCGTTTGATTTCTTATATATATTAAAAGAAGATAAACTATGAGTATTTTCTATAAATAATTTTAATTCATTATCATTCTTATATTGTATTGATTTAAACTTAGCATAAGAATTATTAAAATTAACGTTTTCATCAAAATAAAATATAACTTCTTTTATTATCTTAGGTTCGAATATAAAACTAGAAACAAAGTTATTTGTATTATTACTGTTAAAATATCTAAAATAACTTTCACTAAAATTATCTATATGATTATCATATTTTAATATTATTCTAGACGGAACTAAAGGTAAATTTGTTTCAAGAGAATAAAATGAATATTCCATAGCATTAATTATTTGTTTATTATTAAATTTATAACTAATGTTTCTTTTATCTACAGAATAAACTTTATCAGAATAATTAACTGTAATTATTGTTTTAGGATTCATATTTAAACAACCTATTTCAGTATTAACTTCAAAGTTTTTATTCTCATATATTTCTTGTTCATCTAGAAAATCATATAGTTTTATAAATTTAAAGAACTTGTTATCAAAAAGTTTTTTTAATCTTTTTTCTTCGTTATCTATTGTTTCAAATCTTTCTTTAAACCTATTATAATTTCTAGTTTTTTTATTTTCTTTTTCTAATAATAAATTATTAAATTTTGTTTTAGCTAAAGTAATTTCTTCTTGTTTAGAATTTATTGTTTTTATTAAATTTAAAATATCATTCTTATACATTATGAAATCACCAGCCTTTTATTAAAATTTATATTTATATTTTTCTTATCATTTAACGGAATTAATTCTATTGATTTTACTTTTTTATTTATATTAAACTCATAGTTTTTATAAGATGGTATATATTTTACCAATAACTCTTTATAAATAATATCATTATTAAAATAAAGTTTATTATTTTCAAAACTATAATCAATTTCTTCTTTAAGATAAACTTCATTACCTAGTTTAAATAATTGATTATTGTAACTACAAGTATAGAAATATATATTATTTTTATTATTTATTTCATAACTAGAACTATTATTTTTAGATATATCAAAATACTCACTAAATAATCCATCATAATTAAAAGGAATAATATTAAGTCTTAAACTTTCTCCATCATAACAGTTTATTTTAATAACAAAATCAATAGGTATATCATAATTAAAATTATCTATTTCTAATTTTATATTATTTATTTGTTTTATGCTATCAAAGATTATTTTATTATCTTTAAATTCTATTTTATTGTTAAATAAACCTTCGTTATAGTCTAAAATTAATTTATCTATTTTTTGATTTTTAGCTTTTATAACATTAACATATAAGTTATTATTATAATCTTCATTTTTTAAATTAACAAAATCTTTAATTTCATTATTTAAATTTGTTTTAGCTACACCTATTAAATCTATTAAATTTTCAAGAGTGAAGTTTTCTATAGAAAGAGTTTTGCTAAGTAATTGTCTTTCTATATTATTTTTTTCTTCCTGAGTTTTTAGTTGCATATATTTTTTAATATTACTCATTAAAACACCTTTCAAAAAAAGGCGTTGTATTTCAAACGCCTTAATAAATATTATCAACTTTGAAATTTATTATTTTAAATTTATATTCATCATCAAGATTAAGTTTAGTAGAAACTGTCAAAATCTTCCAGTTTTCTTCGTTTTTATATTTATACATTACAACTTGATTATTTGATAAATTATTTAAATCTATAACTTCTAAAGTATTATCTGTACTATTTATATTACAAATTATCTTTTCATTAGCTATATTTATAATATAATTTTCTCCAGTAGAAACATTAACTTTATAATCTCCTATTTTAATTAATTCTATAAGTTCTTCTCTGCCTATTTTTTTAGCTTTTACTTCTATATTAAATTCTCTAGTATTTTGAGAAATTAATTCATAACCTTCATTTACTTTATATCCATTTACATATATATAATAATCAACATCTTTATGTTTATTTTCTATATATAAGTTTTTAGGATAAGAAACTAAACTTCCATTTTGTAAATTTCTAAAAACAGGTTTTTCTATTTCAGAAGCAAATAATTTTACACTTTTATGAACCATTTCACTTTTTATATAATCACTATTATTAATAGGATTAGAATCTGTTAACATAACAAATATATCGTAAGTGTCATCTGGTATAGGAGCTGTTTTATCTAAATCAATATATTCTACAGTACCAGTTACAGGTTTTACATTCCAATTTATTTTATCAAAACTATAATAAATAAAATTACTGTTTATAGCATCCGGTATAGTTATTTTAAAAGTTACTTTATTATTGTTTATAAGAACATCATTATCTGTAGTAACAATAGGAGCTTTAATTCTTTTAATATTATTAAAGACTTCTATTTTATAAGAATCTTGTGTTATTCCTATATTATTAATATATCTTAGATAAATAAAAGTTCTTCCGTTTTCGTCTTTAATTAATTTATCTTCATCCGCTATAAAGTAATTAAAGATAGTATCAATCCAATTTTTATTATCATAACTTACTTGATAAGACTTAGCGTCAGATAAATAATTCCAAGAAATTTTATTACTTTGAAGAGTTAATTTATTATTAGCTATTTCATTAGATAAATCTATAGTTTTATTAGAATCTATTTGGAAAATAAAATAGTTTTCTTCTATAGTGTTATAAATAGTATGTCCTTTAACTGTTACTCTAAACACTCCACTTCTAATAACAGAAGTATCATTGAATTCTATGTTGATATACTTCTTTCTGTCATTATTAACAAAAGCATTATTTCCTGGACCAACACCGGTAAAATTATTAGTATTAGCTATAGGCATATAGCTTTCTATTACTTCATATTCTCCAAGATTATTTTTTTGAACTTTATCTAACTTAACTTCAAAAGTTTCAACTTCATTACTTGTACTATTCCAAGTTATAGTAGCTAATCCTTCTTCTAACTTATAATAAACTTTATTATTATAATCAAATATAGGAATAAGTTTGCTACTATTATCTACTAAGAATTTATAAAATTGAACTTCACTTATATTAGAACTTTCTTCTTCTATCCAATAAGCTAAATATTTATATCCATTAGTTTCATATGTATTAACGTCTGTTTTGAAACCATATAATACTTGAGAGTTATAAGTTATAGAATTTGTTACATAAGTTTTATAATCTGTATTATCAGATAATCTATTTTTAACTTCAGATGGTTCATCTATAAATTTATAATATACTTTCTTAATATTATTACTACAAGAAGCATATAGTTCTATATTGTTTTTAAAAAACTTATTATTATTTAAGAAAATAATTTCATAATCTAATTTTGTATCTACATAAAATGTTTTTTCTACAGGGTAACTTTCTCTTCCGAGAACATCTATTGCAACAAAACTAACTAAGTATCTTCCATCTATATCATGCTTTGTTTTATTATCATTAGTAATATTATCTATTACTTTTAAATTACCTCTGTTATCTAATACTTTATTAATTTTAGTTTGTAAGTTAGTAGGAGTACTTAAGAAACTTATTCTAAAATCATTTATTTTAAAATAATCTATGTTTTTATTTATATCTACTATATCACTATAATTAAATGTATCTATATTAAAACTAACATCGTTTGAGTTTATAGAGAAATATTCAGAAGCATTATTAGTTGTTGGAGTAACACTAACTATTTTAGGCTCTCTTTTAACTAATATTATTTTATAAGTATAATATCCACCAGATTCATTTATATTACCAAAAGCATCTCTTGTTATAAATCTTAATTCCCAAACTCCTTCTTCTTGGTTTGTTACATTACACTTAGTAGCTATCTTATCAAAAGTATAAGTACCAACTTGTGTAGGTATAGGTAATAAACATTTATAAGTTTTATTCTTACTAGGAGGTATAAGTTCTAATTTATATAATTTACCTTTAATATCTGCTTCCATTTTACCAGTAGGGTTTTCATCTATTGTTGACTCGTCATGGACTGTATTAAATATTAAATTATTTAAATCATTAGTGAAAGAATATTCATTTGATTTTCTATTATTAAAAACAGCTACTTTTTTATCTATAGGTTTACTATAAATAGCATTTGAAATATTTCCTATTTTATTAACTATTACAGGAGTACTTTCAAATAATAATCTAGAACCATCTTCTTTAAGCACACCGTTTTCATTTCTATAGTTCCATTCATTTACAAATAATTTATAATATCCTAATTTTACTTTATTTCCTTCTTTTAACCATTCTAATTTTATACTAGTCCATTCTTGGTCATTAGTATTGTTAAGATAATAACTATCATTTACCTTTGCAAAAGATTGTAATTGATATTCTTGTATTCCATCAGGACTGTATCCTAAAGCATAAAAATATCCATCACTATCTTCACTTTTTCTAATATCCCATCTAAATGTTTCATATATATTATTAGTAAGGTCTTTTTCTGGTCTAATAACCATTTCTGGTATTAAACTAAATTCAAATTCTGTATTATCAGAAGCGTTACCTGAATAATCATAAGCAACCATTTTACATTTATAATCTCCAACATCAAATGGAGTTATGTTATTCATTCTAATAGTTCCATATTCTTTAGAAGCTTGTATTACATAATCTGGATATGTATTATAATTAGATTCAGCTGTATTTGTCTTAAAGAAAAAATGTACTTCTCTAAAATTCCATCCAGCATATTTTTCACTTCTAGCATTATTAATAATATCTATACTAAAATGTTTTTTATTTATTATTAATTTAGACCCATCTATTCTATGTTGTTCATTAGGAATTTTATAAATTGGTTTTATAGGTTTTTCATTATAAACGAAGAAGTTAACTATTTTTTCTTCGCTATCTAAGTTATAAGGATTAACTGAAGTTAAACTCATAATATATTCTCCTTCTTCGTTAAATTTATTTCTATTAATTCTATATATGTTATCTGAAAATTCATTACCTTGAAGTTCTATTCTATCTTCAAGAATTAAATTATTATTTTTTGTAATTCTTATTTTTATAGCTTTATGATTTGAACTTCTTCTTATTTTTAAGTTTACAGTTTTAGTACCTTTGTTACTTAAATAAAAGTATAAAGATTTATTATTAAAATCTGTATTTAAATAATCAAACAATGGTTCTTCTAAGAAAGTTTTATTTGTTTCTGAATAAAATCTTTCACATTCTAAAGGACCTATATTATTTAAACTATTAAAATAACCTATAGTACCTTTTTCTCCGAATTGTAAATATTGATTTCTTATTATTCTAAAATCTTCATCTAATAGTTTATTAGAAACAGTAGGAACTTTAAAACTTACTTTTTTATGACCGCATTCTTTTTTCCAGTAATCTATTATTTTTAATTCTACAGTGATTTCAGCTTCATTATCTATAAACCATTTTGGTATTTTAATATTATTTGTTTGTCCTATAAAAACGAAACCAGCACTACTATCATATGTAGTTAATCCATTATTTGGAGTTCCAATTAAAGTAACTATATTATTTTCAAAATCATAATCATAGTTTCTATCTAAATCAGGATATTGTTTTTGAAATTCATTACAGTTTTTTTCTAATATTAATTGTTGTTTACTTAACCAAGGCTTTATATTTTCATCAAGAAAATTTTTATAAAACTTAGCTTTTATTTTTATTAAACTATAATAAGAGAAATTAGGAATTGTCCAACTTAAAATACCATATTGTTTCTTTGTATTAATATAATCACTATAGTCTATTTCTGGAGTGAATTTATTGCTTCTATATAAACTATGAGGATTATCTATATATTCTTCTTTTATTAAATGAAAATTATTATTAAATCCTACATAAATACTTACTTTTATTTTACTTAAGTTATTATTATATTGTTTAAAATCATTTAATATTAAACTAGAACCAGTTAAATAAATATCTTTATCATTGATAACAACTTTGGTTTGTAAATCTTCTAAAGTATTTATTTTCCAGTTTAAATTATAAGAATCTGTATCAAATATATATTCTTTAGTAAAATCACTTATTTCTATTTGTTTGTTTGTTTTAAGGTTTTTAATTATTAAAAACTCTTTAACAAAATATTCAGCTCCAATATAATTTTCTGAGATAGTTGCTTTTATTCTTAATTCTATAGGTTTAGAAAAATCAATCTTTGGTATAAATAAATAAGTTCCATAATTATTTTGCATAGTTATAGTTTTATCTTCATATTTTATATCAAGCTTTTTTATAACTCCATATTTATGCTTTGTATTAATAGAACATTTATAATATGTTCCAAAATCTTCTAAATCAACTATGAATTTAATTGGATTACTATCTAAATATAATCCAAAAGTATCTTTAACAATTTTTTCTCCATTATTTTCTATAATTATATAATATAATTCACTAGTTAAACTAGATTTGTTTGGTATTCTGAATAATAGTCTTTTGTCTACTTTTTGAACTATATTAACTAAGTGTTTATCTCCATAGTTACCTAAAATATAAAACTTATAATTGTTTGTATTATTTATCTCTATATTTTGTTCACAATCATAATAATGTAATTGTTCTTCTTGTTTTATATTATAGAAAGTATTATAGTCAATATAAAGAGGAAATACTTTATCTTGATACATTAATTCTAACTTATAATAGTCATAATAATTAACTAATTTATCTAGTTCAAATTCAAAATTCAATAAATCTAATTTCTTTTCTATTATATTATATTCTTCGTTGAATATATCATAATTTAGAATTATCTCTTTAGAAAAAGAAGTGTCCCAAGACTTCTTTATTACTAGTTTGTCTGGAACACTAGAACTTGAACAAGAAATAATAGCAAAATATTTATTAGATTTTTCTACTACTTTTACTTGCATATATTATCCTCTCTTTAATTCAATAATTTCATTTTCCAATCTCTCTATTTTAGCATTTAATTCTTTAATTGCTTCTATTTCTATAGCGTGTAAACCATTATAGTTTACTTTAAGTCTATTGTCTTCCTCTATTATTAATTCAGGCATTACTCTTTGTACTTCTTGTGCTATTACTCCAGCACTGTATAAGCCAGTATCTATTTTCTTAAAAGTATATCCATTTAAGTTAGTTACTAATAATAATCCATCGTGAACTTTTTTAATATCGCTTTTAAGTCTTTTGTCTGATGTAACAACTAAGTCTCCGTATAGAGTAATGTTTCTTCCTATAACTACATCTCCAGTAATGTTTGAACCAGTAAATACTGCATACCCAGAAGAACTAATATAACTAGTTCTAGTAAAAGCAGTACCATTTGCATATCCTATTTCTATTCCTCCAGATGTTGGATTTGAATAACTAGTAGGTGCAAATTTAAATACTTCTATTCCTTGTCCACTAGGTCCATGATTTAAAAATCCTCTATTAAAGAATAAGAAGGTTTGACTGTTACTATCTTTTTTGAATCTCATTGTATTTTCACCAAAATCTATATTTCTTATAGTAACATCACCTTTAACTATACCGCCAATATTCTTATCAAGATAGCTAGTTGGAGCGGCTATAGTATCATTTAAATCTTTAATTCCTTTTATTAGATTTTGATTTACTTCACCTATATTTTCATTTATTTTTGGTATTACTATATTGTTTATATTATCAATATTTTTTAAAGCTCCATTAATAGTTGTATTTATTAAATCCGTAATTCTATTATTTGTATTTTTATTAACTATGTTTACAAAATAAGGAGTTGCAGCTTTAGTTGATGTAGAATCAGTTATGTCGTTAGATAAGAAAACAACTCCTTGCGATTCAGAAGTAGCATAAGGCACATTATCTAAATCAGTAAAAGGATGTCTATGTAATTTATTAGCTTTATCATTATTAAAACTATTTAATAAATTATTAAAGTTATTAGATAAGTTCTTTGCACCTTTAATTGATAAAACTTTTTCAGAATCTTCAATATTTACATTTGTTACAAAATCTTCACTAGAGTTTACCTTAACTCCTTCATTTGTCATAACTAAAGATTTATTAGCTGTTTTAAGAATTGGAGTTCCATTCAAATCATTTACTACATTTGAATATGGTAAATTGTTAGTATAGTTATTAACTTTAGGCAAATATAAAACATTATCTTTTATTCTATCTTTTTTAGAGTTATCTATAAGATTGTTAAAAATCACTATACTTTTAACAATAAAAGAATCAGTATTTTTAGAATTAAGTTCTATAGATGGATTTCCAACACTTGGTAGTAAATAAACTATTTTTTTATAACTAGTTGTTTTTGCATTAACATATACTACAGCTAAATTATTTTTAATATCTACAAATATATCTTTTGGCCCAGATTCTGTTATTTCAAAATTAAATGTTTTTCTATTTGTAGTAAAAGTATATACTTCGTTAACACCTTCTGATTTTATATATATAGTCTTATTAATAAAATCATTTTTAATTTTGTAAATTAATTTATTTCTATTTACTTCTATACCTTTATTTTTTTGAACAGTTAATATTTCTTTATTAACTAAAGTAAATAATTCTGTATCTAACACTCCATCTTGTGGATTAATATAAGAATCTATATCTTCTACTATTAATTTATTATTATCTAATATGTTTCTTAAATCACATTTAACAACAGGATATAATGTATTCTTGCATATATAAGTTTTTCCATTTTCATCTGTTATAAAAAGTTCATAATTAAACTTTTCTATTTGAGTTATTCTATCTGTTATTCTATGTTCTATTTCACTTTTTAAAGTTAAACTTGAATCTATTTGGAAACAATATAATAAACTATTATCTATAACAAATAAATTGTTTTTACCAACTATAGATATTTTAGCTTTTTCTGAGAAAAACTTATTAGTTTCTAAATAATCAACAGTTTTATCTTTTCTATTTATTTTAGCTATTTTGCCATCAGATAATAATCCAAATACATAGTCATCATTACAACAAATATCTTTTATTAAAAGAGTTGTATTGAATATTTCTTCATGAGTTATATTATCAAGAGTTTTAGATTTTTCTATTATACTTCTTTCTAGAGATAAATAAATAGAAACTTCATCTAAACAAGTACCTTTTATATTAGAAGAAACAGAAACATTAAGAGGGATTAATAAATCTTTATAAGAATTATAAACATAAGCTGTAGTTCCTTTAATACATACAGTTTCATTTATAAAATAATTAGTTTTACAGAAATCAAAATCATAAGTTTGTTTTAACTTAGTTCCATCTAAAGTAGTAAGTTTATTATTAACAATTCTTAAAGTTTTAATATCTTTCTTTTTTTCTTCAGCAGAAGTTAGTTGTTTAAAATGTGTAGTTGAATCTTTTGATAGTTCATACATATTATCATTTATAAAAACATAATCACCTAATTGATATGTTTTATTATAATCATATATACCAGCAAATCTTTTATTTATTTTAGCGAATATATTAGTTATAGCTTCTAATTGTTCAATAGAACTATTCCACTTAAAAGCACCAAAATAAGGATTATCTACTATTGCTTTTAATTTTTTTAAATCATTCAAAATTAATTCCTCCTAAAAATCTATCTCTTCAATATATGTTTCTATTTTTTGAGAATCATTAATGTCTAAAAACTCATGTTCTATTCCAAGAGATTTAAAGTTATTAATATAAAATTCATCATAACCAGAAGCACTATAAGACTTAATTATTTTCTTAGAAAAATTAATTTCTTTGTTTAGTTCTTCTATAAATAAACAATTACCTTTTAATTCTTCTAAAAAAATATTACCATTAATATCTTCTATAAGTTGATTATTAACAAAAGAATATCTTTTATTTAAACAAATTTGTTTTAAAAAATCATTTATATTCATATTAGGTGTTTCTTTACTAATATAACATATTTCATCATAATCATCTTTAAAATAAATTATTTTATCATTATAAGATATATTAGTATTAGATTCTTCTGTTAAATAGAAATCTTCTGAATTTTCAACTTCAAGTTTTGCTTTATCTATATAATCATTAAACTCAAATGCTTTATTTAAACTATTTTTATTTAAAGTTATTGTTTTAACATTATTGTTTTTATCATATATATAAAGCTTACAAGTAAAATTAACATCACTTATTTTTTTATTAGTATTTAAACTTAGAAGTTTTATTTCTTTTTTAAATTCACATATTCCTAATTTATCTATATGATAATATATTTTTATATTTTCAAAAGCTTTTAATGGTTCAAAATAATTCTTTTCATCTTTACCATTTACAGTATAATAGTATTTTTTATTTTGTTTTTTATTAAAGTAAACTATTTTTCCAGAATTATAAGGTTCAGAAAAAGTATCACTAACAAATATTCCATCTTCATCAAAAATACTAAAATCTTCACTATCTATATATATTTTCCAAAACAAAGGTTTTTCTAAAAACTTTGTTGTAGCTAATAACTCTGGAGTATAATCTAGCTCGTATTCTAAACTATCATTCATAAGTATATCTATATTATTAATAGACTTATTTATGTTTATATAATCTTTTATTTTTGGTATACGTACTTTAAAATCAGCTAATGTTTTAAAATCAGTTATGGAAAGTTGATTATTTTCTTTTTTGAAAAACAATTCTTTGCCTTGATTGTTTATCCAAAAATCACTTATATATCCATTTGAATTTATTAATTCAAAACTATAATCTGATATTATAGTATAAAATATTTGGCAATTATCTCTTGCGTATATTCTATTATTTTTAATATCATATATTCCAACTACTTTAAAATCTTTAACATTAGTTAAATCAAAATATTCATTAGCTTTTAATTCTTTCATTATACTATTATAAATAAATCTTTTTTTATTAAAATCAAATAAGTTCCAGAATTTAATAGAATTATCTTTGAAACCTCTACTAAATAAATTAGTATTATTTTCTTTACTTAAAAAATAATTAATATTATCTTTATCACAATGCAATTCATTAAAATTTTTATTTATTGTTTGAAACTTAAAAACATAACTATCTTCTACTTTTATATTAAATTCATAATATTCTGGAAGGCTATAGTCAAGTAATTGAAATCTTAATTGATAGAAATATATTTCTTTTGAATCTTTATTTATTATTATATTATCTAAATGTTCAAGTTTATTATGTTTTGTTCTATATAGAGAAACATTATTATTTTTTATAATTATTTTGAACTTGCCTTTTTGCATCTTATAATTAAAGTTACCATTAATAGCAAAAACATTATCTTTATGATTTATATGATAACTAGGTTTAAGTTTAAAAACATTAGGATGTTCATAATGATTCTTAACTATAAAATAATTAGTAGAACCATTGAAAGTGTTATCAAATTTATTAGCAAATAAATCTCTAAAACATTCTATTTCATAACTAGATAATTTTCTATCTTTTATTTTAAAATCGTTTAACCCTAAGAAGTTTAAATAATTATAAATATTATTAAACTCTACTTGTATTTCTTCTAAAAAATACTTTTTATAATTATCCATTTCACCATGATGATTAAAATAAAGAACGTCATTATCTGTAAAGAAATATTTATTATATAGCTCTCTGTAATATATTTTATCTCTTAATAAATAAACTCTGTTTCCTTCTATATTAATTATTTCGTTATAAAACTTATCTTTATCATCTTCTAATAAAATAGTAAAGAAAGTTTCTTTTATATTAAAACCACTTTTATCTTCATTATATTTAGCAAATACTTTAGCTAAATGAGTTTTTGTTAAGTATTGTTTTCCTCTATAGTTATATAAAATATAAACGAAATTATATTTATCTATTTTTAAGTCTTTTATATTTATATTTTCTAAATTAAAAAAGTATCTTTTACTGTTTGATTCATTGAATAATATTAAATAGTTCTGTTCAATAAAATAAATAAATTCTTCATCTTTTATGTTTATAGTTTCAACAAAACTTATTTCTTCAAATATCTGTTTTTGTAATTTTTCTCCGCCGGCGCAATTGTGTTCGGAAAACGGATACTCACTCTTACTTATTTTTTCATATCCGTACTTATTTAACAATCTAATAACTTGTCTATTATTATTTGCTTTTACTAATATATCATTATATAGATTATTAAATAATATATCTTCTTTTATATGAAGAAGCTTATTTAAGTTTTCACAGTCAAGATTAGAATATTCAGAAAATATATTTTTAAGTAAATTATGTTTTTCATCTAATCCTTCTGTTATTCCATTAAGATAAATATCAGTAATAATATTAGCCATCTAATTCACCTTACCAAAACTTATCATATTATAATCATCAATATCAATATAATCTTCAACATCTATAGAATAAATACTATCTTTATAATTATTTCTAAAATAAAAATCAACACTTACTTCTAATGGTTTTAAATCATAATATATATTTTCATATCTTGAAGAAAGAAAGTTATCTATTAATTTTATTAAATTAAATTTCTTAATTCTTATTTTATTATCTTTTCCAACATATAAATTAGATAAAAAGTTCTTTACTTCACTTTCAACATCTACTAATAAATTAGTAAAATCAGGAAAATAACTTAATTGTTCTTTTAAGTATTCTATATTTAAAACATATAAATTAGGTTTAACTAAATTAACTATAGAATTTTTATAATATTCAACTATATGTTTATTACTATTTATTATTTCATCTATTTCATCTATTTTAAATGGATATATAATAATATTAGTAACATTATCTTCTTCTTTAATTTTTATATTTTTAATTCTAGAGTCTCTTAATAAAACTTCTTTTATTTTAGTCTTATTATCATAACCTAATTCTTGTAATATATTTTTACTTCTTTCAAGAAATTCAAAATCACTTTCTTTATTAAAAACATTTTGTTTTAAACTTATAACAAATAGTTTACTAGATTCATCACTTAAATTACCATTTTCAACACTACAGTATGAACTATCTAAAACTATCAATCCATTATTACCACTTATTTGATTTTTTATTTCTTGATTATAAATCTTTTGTACTGTTACTTCTTCTCTTTCATTACTAACAGAAACATTTTTTATATTCTTATAAACATTATTATTGATTAACATTAAACAATCTTCTTTAATGTTAAAACTATTATTATTACTTTTAAAAGATAAAGTCAAAGTATATAGGTTTTCATCATTGTCTTGTCTTCTGTAAATATTAAAAAATGAAAGAAAATTATCTAAATCTTGTCCTCTCATATTTTCAAATATTACTTTACTCAATATATTTTGAACTTCTCTTTTATAATCATTGTTTTGTTCAAACAATGCTTTTAATATATCATAGTCAAATGAATTTCTATCTACGTCAAAACCAAGTTTTTGGCTAAGATTTTTTAGAAAATCATTGTATGTTTGTTCTTTTAAATTGTACATAAATCACCTAACCTATATTAATATCTTTCAAAATTAACAATCTTTCTTTTCCTTCGTGTTTTTTATAAAACACTATAGATAAAATATTGTTATTCAAATTGAATGAAAACTCCACCGTATATTTTAAATTTGGATAGTTTTCGAACAAATCGTTTATTTTATTTTTTATCATAGCTTTAATTTCTTCATTTGTATAGTTTGCTCTCATATATAGAATAAAATTATTTCTCAACCACTTCTTGTGTATAAGATGTGTAATTAATATAGTTCTAGCTAATCTAAAATTTGTTTCAGCTTGATTTCCCATAACAAAATCAGAGAATATATTTTTCTTTTCATCTAAATCTAACTTGCCATCTTCATTTATACTAAATAACATTATTTATCACCTTTTATTACTTTCCATCTATTTTTTTCTAATCCTTTAACAATAGATAATCTAGCTATTCTTTCTCTTTCAGTACTACGTTGGTCTCTACTATGAAGTGCATTATCTATTTGTTTAAATTTATAAATAACACCTTTAACTAAACCTATTGTTTTTAATATAGCAGCAAATTGAGCTTTACTTGGAAGAACAAAATTTGGTGTAAATAAAGTAGATGGAATATTAATCATTTTATTTAAATAGTCAGTCATTATACCAGATATCTTTTTAAAAAATTCCCATTGTTCTTGTTGTTCTTCTTTTCTATCCATTCCAACATTGGTTGTATCAGCTTTTAATTCTTTTACTTCTATCTGGTCTATTTTAATTCTACTCATTATCATCCCCTAATAATATATATGCTAATTGTTTATTAATAAACATTCCAAGTTTTAAATTATCACTAACTTCAAAATACATAATACTATAATTAGCACTAATGTCTGCTGTAGATAAAGTAACAGGACCTTGTACTAACATAACAATATCTAGAATACTATTTTTTTTATCTTTAAAATATTCTTTTATTTCTAAGTTTTTATATTGAGTAGTTTTTCTAGTATTTTCTAAATTAATTCTATTTCTTATTTCATCTAGTTTTTTAGCAAAAGCTAAATGATTATTTACTAATTGAGTTTTATTTTTAGAAAATATATTTTTAAAACTACCATTAACAAACTGTTTCTCGCTTAATAGATAGGCAGAACCTTCAAATAAGATTCTGCTACTATCTAATTCTAAAATTATTCCAATGCCTTTTTTCATAAATTAATTCACCTTTATTCCTATATAAACTGGTATGTGGTCAGACACATCTCTTTTATTATCTTCTGGATAATTATATTCAGAGAAATAAAAATAATCTCCATTAACTTCATCTACTAAATTTGGAGTGACTACTATATTATCAAATAAGTTTTTAGTTTCACCTTTTGTATCAACAGTAGTAGCATTTCTAATCATAGATTTTAATTCTTTATATTGTTGTGGAATTACATAAACATAATTATTAGCCCAGCTATCTCCTGTATGTCTTATAACTGAACTATTATAATCTATTATTTCTAAGTTACAGTCACCCATAAGAACACATCCAGTAGTTTTATTAGAATTTTGTTTCATCTTAGCAAATACTGCATTAACAAATTTCTTTCTTACTTCTATATCATCAGTTTCATTATCAGAAGCACCATAGAAGTTGTGGAACCAATAAATTTTTAAAGTTTTAATTCCTATATTTAAACTTTTTAAATCAAAAGTAGTTTCAATAAAGTTTCTTTCAACTTCTCTTATTTCGACTTCACCGTTATTGTTTTTATACTTTAATTTTTCTATAACTCCACTTTTTATTACTTTACTTTCGTTTGTAATATTAAGTTTTCTATTTCTAAACATAGCTCCAAATTCAGCACCGTGATGATTTTCAAAAAGTTTTCCTACAACATATCCATCATAATAATTAGGAGTTGTATTACGTATAAAGTCTTTATAATTATATTTACCAAGAACTCCATCTTTATTAAAACCATCATATACTTCTACCATTAAAGTATAATCAAATACATCAACTACTTTTTCTCTTACAGTATTTTCTTTAAACTCTATTACTTTTTCAGCACGTCCAGTACTTCTCATAATAGAACCATTATTTAAGTTCATAGTACTTTGTAATTGTACGTTGAAAAATCCTATAGTTAAATCATAATCCCTACCTAAATTACTTCTTGTTATTTTATTATAAGGATTATAATCTCCAAAATTTGTGTTTCTAAATTCTGTTGAATCAACATGTATTTCACCTAGTAAAGCAGCTTGAGCTTTCTTTTCAGTAATTCCAACACTAGATTTAAATAATTCATGTAAGTTAAAAGTTAAAGTACCTAATAATACATCTCCTAAATAATTTAATGTTTTAGTAACACCTCTACCCATATTAATAAAAAATTGAGGAACTTTATATTCAAAAAAGAACTTAAGTGAAGCAAAATAATTTTTATAAATAGAATCTTTGAAAACAAATGCTCTTTCTAAATTCACTGGAATTTGTGCTATACCTTTTCTAAACATAGGTATAAATCTAATAGGCATAATAGAAGGACTAAACATTATTTGAGACATTAAACTATTGTCTAAATCTAAAGCTGTATTATCTTTTTTAAAACTAATCCATTTAAAATAAGTATATTTAACTGCATGTGTTGTATATTTTAAATAAGATGCAAATACTTTATTTATAACATAGTTATCAGTACCATCTATTTCAGTAGCTGATTGTTCTCTAAAAACATCCATTAAATCATAAGAAATACTATTACAAAAAGTATCTAACACAGGGTCTCTTAAATCCCAAGCTGCACATACTTTTAAAATAGTAATCATTCCTCTTTTATCTAAAACATGTTCAAAAGACATTACTTTAAAGATTCCATATGTAGAAGCGGTATCATCTATTAGATGAACATAGTCTCCTATCTCAACATCTTGATTAAATAAAATAGTAATAGAACCTTGATAAGTTAATTCAAGTTCTTTAATTAATTGAGTAGCCATGTACTCACCTTGAATTAATATATTTTTATTATTTATTTCTTCTCCAAAACTAAATAATATATTTTGTATAGGTTTTTCTACTATATAGTCTATATTGTTACTTCCTATTAATGTCAAACCTAATTTAGTTTTGCCAGGAAACCAACCTCTATCAACATCTTCTATTGTTAACGTATTAATTACATCATTTGTTTTTACGTCATAAGAAATTAAATTTACTTTACTTATGGCAAAAATATTTTCTCCTATTTTTCTTCTACCGTTTCTATATAGATTGTCTTCAAAGTTTTTAACTATATCAGCTTGTTTTGATTCAAACCTTGATTCTAAATCAACATATGAATTTGATAGTGATTTATCTATTTCTTCTTCTATTACGCTGTTCATAAATTCAGAAGGTGTTTGAGTGTTCTTTTTACTTTTTATAGGTTTTTTTGTTTCGAGTTTTTCTTCGTTGTTTTTATTTACAATTACATTACCTTCTTCATCTATTTCTATGTTATTTTCATTTATTTTTTCATTTTCTTTTTTTAAAACTTTATTTAAGTCGTCTATAAAGTTACCAGTTTGTTTCCAATTATATTTTAAACAATTATAAAAATAATTAGAACGTCCAAGGACTATGGTTTCATAGTCCCCGTTTTCTCTAACGTCCCATTGTGAACAAGTAACTAGATTTTCATAATAATTCATAACATCCGCAAATGAATTGTTTTTAAAGTTTGGCCTAAAAACTTGATTTGCTGATGCTACTGTTAAATCTCCAAGTAACAAAGATTCTCCGTTTAAATCCATGTTATTGTGACTAGCAAAAGAAATTATATTATGGTTTGGAAAAAAACTTCCATGTAAAGTAAAATCATAATCGTAATTAGATTCTATCCTGGCATTAGAACTAGAATCATTTATCTTTACTTCGCTTCCATCTAGCAACATATTTATCACCTACCTCTCAAAGTTTCTATTACATAATCTCTTCTTTTAACAAGACCTTCTATTACTCTATGTTTTTCATCATAAACATAATAACCATCTTCTTCATCTAATAAGAATTTAACAGCATCTTCTATTTTTCCTTGAGCTACAAAATTATATACGTATCTGAATTTTTTATTTCCGGGACTGTACTTCCAAGCTAAATCTAATAAAGCAGCTTTTTCATTTGGTTTTAGATTATCGTATCCTTTATAACGTCTTCTTATATCTTTTTCATAATGTTCCAAACCTTTTCTTAATATTTCATCAGCTCTACTTGTTGACATTTCTAATCTTTTATTAGGGTCGTTAGTTTTATAAGCTAAATATTCCCATTTAGGAACTATTGATTCTACAGACATTACTCCAGCGTCAAAGAAACCATATCCTATAGATTCTCCAACTATTTTACCAGATTTATCAGTATAGTATTTTTTTGCAAAACCTTCTAAGCTTTTTAACTTTTCTACAGTGTATTCCATGTAGTCTCTATTTGCAGCATCAAAATCTACTGTAAATTGGTTTTTACCTTTTTGACCTTTATAAGAAGAAGCTGAGGTAGAAGGAATTCCATTATCTTGAGATACAATACCAAATTGTCCTTTTAAAAATAACTCAGGATTTACATAAAATTCGTCAGAGCTTTTATTTAAAACTCTTATATAATGACCAGGTTTATTTAATTTTAATTGTTCTTTGAAAAATTTTAATGTTTCTGGAGTTTTCTTTACATGGACTTCAAAATGTAGATGTTTACCCCATGAGTCTATCTTTAAACCGCTTCCACCTATTTTCCCAATTACTTGTCCTTTTTTAACTCTACTTCCTACACTAACGTTATAACTATCTAAATGATAATAAGCTGTTGTAATAATACCATCATCGTGTTTTATACGAACTCTGTTTCCGGCTAAATTATCACCATATTTATGTACGAAAATTACAGTTCCATCGGCAACAGAATAAACGTTTTTAGATGGTTCTGCTTTTACATAACTATAATCGGCACCAGCATGAAAACCTAATTTATGATTTCTTTTAACACCAAACCAAGCTCCACTTCCGTTGTTATTGAAATAGTTTTCACTAGGAACTAATGGTTGACATGGTTGTAACATATATTCTCTTTTTTCTCCAGGGTTCAAATTATTTTCAACAACTTTATAAGATTTTCTATAATTAGGACCTTCTACTTCCTCTGATTCATGACTTATAGTATTTGAATGATTAAGATTAACATAACCATAAGCTTCATAATCTAAATCAACATCATATATATTAATAATTGAATTTCCTACAACTTCAAAGTTTTGTTTTCCAGAACCAAAAGCTTTTGTTAAATCTATTTTATTTTGAAAGTTAGTAGCTAAGTAATTTAAATCTCTATTTAAACTTTCTTCTTTAAAAACATTTTCAAAATAAGGTCTATATTTATATCCCATTTTAACTAACATTATTTGAGTTGCAGCAGAATAAGATGCACTACCTAATTGAGCTAAAGTATCAATTCTTTCTTCTCCGTACGCTTCAAACATATGCATGTTTGGATTGTTAATACCAGCTTTTTTATTTCTTAATGCTTCTAAGAAATCATTTTCTTCTGGAGTTTCATCGTTATCTTTTTTAAAAAACCTCTTTATTTTAGACGTTAAACTTTCATCTTTATTTGTAGCTTTTTTATCACTGAATGAATGTCTATTATCATTGCCATTATGTTCTGCTTCGTTTTCGTTTGGAGCGGTAGTTACAAGCATATTTGATAAAGTAGATTCGTTAGTTAATTCTTCTTCTCCTGGAATAAAGTTATACAGAGTAGAAGTAAAATCAGCACAAGTAATCATTAAACTATTTCCAATTTCTTGTGAACCAACAACTAAACCATTAAAAATACTATAAGAATTATTAAAATTATATCCTAACATTATTCTAACTTCACAACCTGGTTTAATGATAAAACCTCTTATTTTTCCATCTTGCATAGATTTAATACTAAAAGCTCCGTCATTTAAGTTAAAGTTATAAAAGCCTTTAGATGACATACTTATTGTAAAATTAGCAGTCTTAATTTTTGTTTTAGGATTTTTACTAATAGAAACACTTGTTATATTTTTTAATTGAACATAATACTCATTAGTTTCATCTTCAATAGTTTCTTTTACATTAACAACTATTACATAATCAGGGAATAGAGTATCTATATTATCACAAACAGCTTTGTTTATTGATAATAAACTATTAAATGGGTCATTATTAGCTATTATTCTAGCTTTCATAAGAGTATTAATTTTTGTTTCTTTAGTTTCACCAATATCAAATTCTGTAGTAAACTTTTGTTTATTGTCAGATGGTATATGTATATTTCCGATATTAGTTTTTGGAATAAAATATTCAACAGAATCTTCTTTATGAGGGTCTAGTTTAATATCATTATATTTTTCATCTCTAAAGAAACTTCCTCTTTCTTGTTCAACAAGAGATAGTATATTGTTATTTCCTTCTAATATTTCTGTTTCATAAAAAATTCTTCCAGTTAAACTAAATAAACTTAATCTAGGAATTCTTTCTCTGTATAAATAATCGATATCTTTCTTAGCTAAATCTCCTATTATTTGTCCTTTTTGTTCACCTAAATCTTCATATTTAGTTCTCATAATATAAACGCAATCAGTATTGTATATATCAACATTATTTCCATATTGTTGTTTTAATTCACTAAACCAAAATAGTTTTTCACTGTCTAGTTTAAAGTTATAATCTGAAATAGCTTGTCCTAGAAAACCAAAACAAGTTTCCACACAAAGTCCAAATGTATCAGTTCTATTATCCATCTTTATTAACATAGGAGAACACAAAACAGTTCCTTTTAATAAATCATTAAGCATTTCATTTTTAGCTATTTTATCAATAGAACCATATTTATTTTCAGTTAAGTTAAAACAAGTAAGTCTTAATAAAAATATATTATATAAAGTAAACTCTATGTTTTTATTATTGTTTTTATAATAATAATCAATTTCTTTTGAAATTTCTTTTATTTTTAATCTTACAGCTTCTCTCATAGAAGGAGTAATTTCTTTTTCATCAAAAAATACCTCTTCTGTTATTCTTTTTATAAATTTTCCATCAGATAAAACTCCATTGAAGATTTGAATTAATGCGCCGGCGCATTTCTGTATAAAATTCATACATGAGTGGTATTTAAATGTACCTTTTTGGGATATTATTTCAATGTTTTCGTTTATATCAAGTACATTTATTATACTAATCATTCTTAAAAAGAATTCTTCATATATTTTTCTGTAAATTCTATTGTCTAAAGAATTTCCAGTTATTTTATCATTAAACATTTCTGTAGTAATAGGCCTGATTATATTTTCTAAAAAACTTGGTTCTATAGATTCGGAATTTTTTTTACCAATTCTTGGATTGAATGGAGATTTTCTTAAATATTTTTGAGTTAAAAATGCTGCGTCAAAATAATTCATTATATTATACATAGCATTCATATCGCTTAAGTTTAATTGTTTTGATACGCTTCTTTGATTTAAAATATTATTTAAAAAATTTTGGTCATTAAAAAAATAAAAATAAGAATGAAAATTAGAATCATATCTTTTTTCAAAAATTTCATTCTTAATTTTACTATCAATATCATTTCTTAAATTTAAACTTTCATTAACTCCAGTTTTTAAATTAAATATTTTATAATAAGCGTTAGTAAACTGAGTACTATAAGATAAAATAAAATCCATTACTGTTAAATGAGAAATTTCTTTAGGAAATACTTTTCCAATCCAACTATAAGAATTATAATAAGAATTCATAATTTCACTTATTTTTTTATATAAGAAATTATTTTTATTTACATTTATTTCAACACCTTTAAAATCGTTTGTTTGAGTTATTTCTATAGCTGTTAAATTTTCTTTTGTTATATTTAAATAATTATTATAAATTTCTAACCAAGAACCAAATAACTTATCATTCTTAGATTTCTTTTTAAAAACCATATCTCCTATAGAATCACTATTGTTAATTAAACTTTCACGTTCATATCTATAACTATTAATATTAAATACCATAGTTACAACTATACCATGTTGATTTTCTAAACTATTAAAAGACATATTTAATATATCTCCAGAATAAAAATCAAATAATTGAATTAAAGGATGTTCTATTTGAAGCTTGTGTCCTATTATATTTTTATCACTAATAGTTTTTAATTGTTGAACTAAACTTAATTCTTCTTCTTCTTTAAATAATAATTTACAAGAAAAATTAGTTTTACCTAATCCTATTATGCTTTTTTCCATTAAACTATTACCTTTAATTGGAATATTAGCTATATTATTATTAGTAATTAATTCTATTTCCATAATACAGTTATTAGGTATTTTAATAGTAGTAGTTACACTTTCTAATTTTCTTGATAGAAAATCTTCATTATTAAAATCTTCATCTTCTAATCCAATTTTATTTTCTGTAGTTCTTTTTTTAATATTATCGGCAGATTCGTCTGTTCTAACTTTTTCTTTTAAATCAGCATCTTGTTGCAATCTAAAAGATTTGAATTCGCTAGTAATAAGATTATTTTTATATATAGCATTTAATGCTTCGACATTATAATATTTTAAATCTATACCTACACTTGTATTACCAAGTTTATTTGTTTGTTCTGCAATTTCATCTTTTATTTTATTGAATCCTGTTTTTTCTAACCAAAGTTCAAATACTTTCATATATTTAACTTGTTCTTCTTCAGTAAAAGAATTTTTATATAAACTAAGATTCATATTAACATCATAACCATCAGCTGTATTAACTTTAGATTTAATACTTAGATTATCAAGCACCATACATAAACTTTTAAATCTTTTATGTATTTTACTAAAACGTTCTTCTGAACTAGTATTAGTTCCATTTATTTTATCTACTACTTTATCATGAAGAACCATTCTATCTTCAGCTAAACTATTAGCTAAACTAGAACCAAGTTTATCTAATAAATAATCATTTTCTACAACCAATACACCTAAAGTTCTAAATAAACTATATATATAAGCAAGATTAGCTAATTCTTCAGTTCTAAGTACAAAATGTAAATTAACTGTTTCTATATTAGCTAAGTTACTTTCACTCATTACTGTACCAAAACCTCTAATAGCTTCCATTCCAGCTGAATATCTAGAAGTATCAAAAATTATATTTCTTATACCTGTTTTAGGTGATAATGGAATTCCATTAAATTTTATTAGCTTTTCCATTTTTATCTCCTTTAATTAATTGTTTTATCTAACTATTTTAACTTGTAATAATTATTTTAACAATTTTATTAAAAAGAGCGAGTGTTTAAACCCGCTCTAGAAAGTATCTCTTACGTTTGTATATATTTTATAATTTCCCATTCTTCTTTGAAGATTATCAGTAGGAGCTATTACTCCGTATCCTCCACCTTGTTGTGGTTGTTGATTCATTTGTTCATTCATTTCTAAGTGAACTACTGTTCTGTTTCTATTTAATAAACTTACAAATCCTCCAATAAGAGCTGCTCCAATTCCAACAGCTAAACCTGTTTTAGCTTTTTTACCTTTAAAGGCTTCTTTAATAGTTTCTCCAGCTTCTGTTGCGGCTTTAGCGGCAGACTTCATAGTATCATCTACTACAGTTTTACCTTTTTGAACAACTTCTTGAGTTGCTTCAGCAACATTTTCTGTTGTCTTATTATTTACTGTTTCACTTACTGTTTCTGTAGTATTTTCTACAGTTTCTTTTACTGTGTTTGTAGCTTTAGAAGCAGCTTCTTTTAAATCGTCTATTTGTTTTTTTAAATCTAAATTTTCTTTTGTTAAATCATCTATTGTAATATCTTTTTCATTCAATGTTTGTTTAATGTTTTTAGCTTCATCACCAAAAATAGTAACTATTTTATGACCAATTTTACTTTTTTCTTTACCAGTAGTAGTTTCGTATTGTACTAACATATCCAAGATAGTCATTTCTTGTTTAACAACTTTTTTAGCTGTATTTTCACCTTCAACTACAGTTTCTGCTATACCTTCAGCGTTTTTACTTAATATTTTATTATTTCTTTCTATTATATTTGCATTATAATCTTCTTCAGACATATCTATATAACTTTTTTGAATAATATCATGGTCGGCATTATATACTCTTGTTTCAGCTTCTATTTTATCAGATTCTTTTATATCTTTTCCATATTGAATCATATAAGCATGACGTTGTTTATCACTGAAATCATTTCTATTTTTTATAGATTCTCTTTTCTTTTCTAATTTTTCTTCATGTATTTCTTCTTGAAATTTTTCAATAGGGTCTTTACCTTTATCTCTCCATTTAGCTATTTTAGCTTTATCTTCATCTAATTTCTTTTGATAATCTTCGTTTACTTCATCTCTATATCTTCCTAAGATAACACTTCTACCTTTTTTAAGGTCTTCTTCATATTGTTTTTCTAATTCTTCTAATTCTTTTTTTTCTGAAGCTCTGAACTTTTCTTTTTCAGTTTTGTCTTTAGTTTCGCTTATCTTTTTTTTATAAGAATCTTTTATTTCTTTAGACCTTTTTTTAAGTTCTAAATCTAAATCTCTTTTGTAAATAAATGAATCTGTTTCATATGATGTTTCATATTTTTTATAAACAGAAGAACCTCTAATTATTATTTCTTCTCCTAATTCATCTTCTGATTTTGCATCTATTTTTTTAACAACTTTTTCAACATTTTTAGTTACTTGTTTTTCATCTTTTGTTACATTACCAGAAGTATCGCTTTTACCTTTACCTGTTGTAGTGTTCTTTTGTACTTCTGCTTCAGTTTTATTGTCTGTTTTAGTTTTTTCTTCTTCTGTTCCAGGAATTTTTTGTTGCTCATATTTTTGTTGACCTTCTGAAAAATTTTTAGATTCGAAAGGTTTTTTTTCTGGTTCTGTTTCATTAACAGTATTCGCCTTTATATCTTGAGTTTTATCATCAGCAAATTTAGAGTTTTCTATTTCATCAATCGTTGCTTTATTTAATTTATTAGTTTTATTTTCTTGAACTTTCTTTTCAAAATCTTTAATTTCTTCTTCTTTCTTTGCTTTTTCAGCTTCTTTTTTATTTTGGTATTCTCCACTTTCTTTTTGTTCTTTAATTGTTTTTATTCTCTTAAGCCATTCTGTCCAACCGTTTATTACTCCGTGGAATTTAACTATTCCTTCTTGACCAGTAACGGCTAAGAATTTTTTATGAACATCTTCTTCAAGATTTCTAAATAAACTTTTAACTGTATATGCTTTTATTCCATCTTCTTCAACTAAAGCATCTATAGCATTAAGATATCTACTATTAAAGTTTTCCAATATTATTTCATTTAAGTGTCCAAAATGCATTAATGCATTATCTTTAACAATCATATCTATATTTCCAGTTGTATTTAAAAATGCTTCTCTGTCTTTAGAGAATAAAGCAACTATTTGGTCCATAGTTAAATCATTATCATGAGAAAATAATTCTAAAACTTTTTGTGTTTCTTCTCCATCATAAAGCCCACCTAAGTTTAACAAATGTTTAAGTATTAATCTTTTATTTTCCATTGTGTTTTCTGTAAAACCTAAAACACCAAATGTTTTTAAATAATTAATAAAATTTAATTTTTTTAAATCTTCTATTGTGTTAGCTTCTACGATTTTTGTATAATAATCAGACGCATCTTTAAATATTTTTGTATCGTTTCCAATTTCTAACATTTTAGATAAAGTATTTTTAATTATTTTATGTGATGTAATTAAAGCTTCGGCAGTATCCGTATCGTGTTTAGAAGAAATAGCTTTTTCTGGTAATACAGCAAATAAATCTGCAAAGCTAAGTCTTTTAATTGATTCTAAGAAATCTTCTTGAGAAATTGAGAAATTATAAGCATCATCAGTAACACCATTCATTTGTCTTTTGAAATCTTGATAACCTTTTTCATCAGATAAATATCTAGCTAATCTACCTACTGTTGCTAATTCAAAAGATGCAGTTCCTGTTTTAGCATTATCCGCATAACTTCTAAAGTTTGTAAGTTCTCCGAATTGAGAAAGAATTAATCTAAGAGTTTTATTTTTATTTTTATCTTCAAATATTGTTTTATATATATCTTTTGCTTTTTCAGGGTCATCTATAAAAGCATCTAAAGTTTTTTTATCATCTTCATTTAACATATTATAAAATGATGAATATCCTTTAGCTTCTTCAAAACGTTGTTTTAATCTATCACTATCTAATTCTAATATAGCTCCTCTTTCATTACCTTGTATTAAGTTAAATAATTTAAACATTAAACTATTACTTGCAAGTTTAATTCCAGAATCTGTTTCTACTTTAAATTCAGGTATATGTAAAGTTTTAGAAGCATCATCTAATTCATCTTGATATTTAGTCATCATTAGATTTAAACCATTTCTAAATCCATAAACTTTAAATGAAAATGACTTTTTAAGTTCTTCAACTCTTTCCTTGTCGCCCATTTGTCTTAAATAATAATAATCTTCATTGTTTCCCAATAACTTATCGAAAGCATACCAAAGTTGGTTTTCTTTAAGGTTATTACTTTTACTGTTGTAAACATATCCGTCAAAAGCATCAAATGGATTTCTATTTCTAGTAATTTCATTCATAATAGCATTTTGAACTAAAGTTTCAGAATATACTTTTAATAATTTACTTCTATCAGCACTATCTCTAGCTCCTACTAAAGCTGCATAAATTTTATCTCCGTCATAGTCTCCGTTCATAACAAGTTGAGTTAATTTACCTATATTGAATGTAGTAATTCTATCAACATCGTCAAAACTTCCATTACCAAGCATTCCGCTTAAAAATGTATTAAGTTCAATATCTTTTGGAGAAATACTTACTAGCTTAGTTGGCAATATAGATGTATGATAAATAGTAGGGTTTCTAACTAATTGAATATAAGCAGTTCCTCTTTCAAATATATCATTTGTTGGCATATCTCTTGTTATTTTTTTAAAATTATCACTACTTATTAAAGTAAGTCCTACTATACTATCTAGTTCAGGAGTTAATGTTTCTGTAAACTTAGATAAATGTCTTTTTACTTCTTCTGGTGTAGCTCCATTAGCAATCATTTCACGAGCTTCTTCTATTGATTTTTTAACATTTTCAAAGTCAATGTGGTCTCCATATATTCTTTTACCTAATTTAGAGAAGTTTTTATATTCTTTTTCAAAATCATCACTTTCTCTAAATGCACCATCAGCTTTAAAAAATAAACTAGCAGCTCCTTTTGTTTGACCAGTAGTAGAAGAGTTACTACCATCTATCCAGTTAGTAAACATTTTATTTAACATTGTACCTTCAGAAGGAGTAACATTTAATGAGTTAATATATTTAGTGTCATCTTCTTTTCCAAATGTTTCAAAAGCTTTTAATATATTTATTTCACTACTATTAGCAAAACTAGCTAATTCTTTTTCATAATAACTTACTTTAGCATTTATTTTATTTTTTTCAGAAACAAAATCATTTGATGAAAACATATTAAACATTTCATCTATAAAATCATCAGTAGCGGTTCCTGTAGCTATAGACATTGATATTCTATTTTTTAAAATTTTATCTAAATATTCTGTTTGAATTTCTTTTTTTATTTGACTCAATATTTCATATTTATCGTTATAATCTTTATTTGTTTTTCTAAAAACATCATAGCCTTCTAGTTCTGTTTCTATATCTTTTAATAATTTAAATGGATTAGTATAAGCTTTTATTTTTTTACCATTTTCAGTATATTTATCTAAACTATTACTTAGTATTTTATTTATAGAATCTGTTATTAATAATTTACCATCTACATCTCTTGTTTTAATTGTTTGTGCATTAGTATAACCTTCGTTTATATATGAAAAACGTTCACCCATAAATTCATGGAATCTTAAATCTTTTGTTTTATAATGCAATAAATTATTTTTGTTTAATTGAATAAAAGCACTTCCTATATCATCACTAGCTTTTCCGCCGTTAAAAATTTCAGAATAAATTTTAACTCCGCCAACATCATCTAGCTTTCTTCCTTTAATCATACTAACAAATTGTTCGTTGTTTAATAATTCAGAAGCATGAAGCATGCTTTTATATTCTTTAACTGTTTTAGCAAATTTATTTAATGCTTCAAAATTAGAGTTAAAAACAAATCTTCCGTCATCTCCAACAGTAACTCTATTTAAGTCAAAGAAAAATGTTTCGTCGTGAGCATCTATTACTTTTTGAGTAAAACCATTATCAATAATATTTCTTATAAAGTTATAGTTTTTACCATAGACGTCTCTAGTTAAGTCACTTCCTTTTTTCGATGCGCCGGCGAATTTTTTTTCAGAACCAGAAAGTTTAGCTAAAAAATTAACTCTTGTTCCTAATAAATTATAAAACTCTTTTTCTTCTTCTTTACTTAAGTTTAAAGCTTTAAAACCATATTGCTCTAAATCATTTAAATGCCATTCTATCGCTTTTCTTGAATTTAAAGCATTAAGAACATAATCATTTTTTGCTTCATAATCTCTTTTTAACCAAAGGTCTTCTTTTACGTTAATTCCATGAAACTTTACTAAGTCACTAGTATAGTTTTTTAAAAATTCTTTTTTATTACCATCTTTAAGAAATGTCTTTATATGACTATTTAAAGCTATTAATTGTTCATCTGTAAAATCACTTTCTGTTAATACATTAAACTTATCATTTTTAGCAGTAAAAAATTTTTTCTTGATTATATTCATTAATTCAGCATTCATTCTTCTGTTTTCTTCACTTACTGAAGAACCCATATTGATTGCTTTACCTAATGAATCAGCTTCACTTAAAGTTCCAAAAATTCTAATAGGATGTTTTGTTCCTCTTTCATCAAAATCAAGAATATCGCTTAAAAAATATTCTCCAGTAACAAAGTCTTCTTTTAATATTTTAGAATCTGCATATTTTTGATATTTATTTATTTCTATACCATCAATAGTATAAGCTCTATAATCTATTAAATTATGAAGGCCTAAACCTTTTTGTTTACCAGTAAATCTTTCTTTAACATTCCAATATTCTTCAACATCTGTTACTAAAGTTGATTTTTCCATTAGAACACTTTCTAATTCATTCATACGTTGTTGTCTAACTATATTTAAGAAAGATGTACTACTTAATAAAGCACTAGAATCTTTTTGAGCAATGCTATCGTCCATACCATTAAAATGATGATATAATAATAAACTTAATCCTTTTTGTGTACGTTCAGCAACTCTAAATTCTGCTTTACCAGTTCCATCAATTACAGAAGTTTTAATTGCTCCAGAACCTCTTAAGAATATTCTAGCATTATGAGAAAATTCTTTATCCATATAGTTATCTACATAACCTTCATATACTTGTTCAAGTCTTTCTAATAAATAAGGTGAGAATGCTTCCATTTGCATTCCAGACATATCTAATCCAAGTTCTTTAGCTCTGTTATAAAACTTTTGAGCAACTATATTTTCTAAGCTGACACTAAGGAATGCTCCACCACTTCTTCTTAATTGCTTCTCAAATTCTTCATATGCTTCATCATAATATTTACTTCTAACATCTATCATACCAGTAGACTTATCTACAGAATATTCTAAACCAAATAATTCACTAAGAGTAACTTGCTTTAAACCTTTAGTATCAGTTTGAGCCATTTCTATAATTGGTGCATCAAAAATATTTTTTTGTAATGAACTAAGTCTTTTTGATAATATTTCAGGAGTATTATTTCTTTCTTCTCCATATAAAGGAGTAGTTGCGGCATTAATAGCCATTGTATTCATAATAGCATTAAGAGAAAATCCATTAAATCCTCTTTTTAATTTTCCAGCTTTAGGGTTTGTTAATCCGTCTATTCTAATATCTTTACCATCTAATTCAAAAAGCATCATACTTGTATTCATACCGTTTTCTGTAAGTTTTACACTATCTATCATAGCTTTTCCTCCAGAACCACCAAGTACTACTTTTTGAACTTGTAAATTTATAATGTTATCAACAACATCTATACCGCTAACATAAGCCATGTTAGCTTTATTAACTATTCCAGAATTTCCTATTATTTCTTTATTTCCTATACTTCCTTTACCGTGTCTAAATGTAATTAAATTATCTTCAAGTATTTGTCTATGTATTTTTTTATATTTATTAATAGCTTCAGCTTCAGCTTCTAAACTTCCAGCGCCAGTCATAACATCTAATTTAAAATCATCAGCAGCTATTTGTAAGTTATCAGTTATGCTAGTAGCATTTGTTCTGTGTAATTTTACTTTATCGTAATCATCACCAAGTATTTGTTTCATTATATTACCAAATTTTGTTTGGTCATCGAAGATTACATCTTCTAAATTTTTTTGTCCATTAGACAAACTGCTGTATTTCCAATCATTTAAAAATTCTATTTTATTTGAATAATAAGTACCATCTAATTTTTGTATTCTATTGTAGTTAATATTATTAATATCTATTTTTATGTTTTTAGACATATCTGGAGAGTTTACTGTTTTCATTTTAGCTGTATCTGCTAAGAAGTTAGAATCTTGCCAAGAACCTTCTGTATTAGCATGAAGTAATTTAATAGGAGAAGAATATTGGTCATTAGCTCTTAATCCATTTATTTGAAACTTAAGTGCTTCGTTTAAAGAAGAAAACTTATCACTTTTAGGATTAGCTAAATATTCTTGATATTCTTTTTGAGGCATACTTTTTGTTAAATAGTTGTTTACATATAATTTTTCTAAGCTTTCTCTTATTCCTATTTTTGTTCTATTTACTATATATGTATCATGATAAGTAGCCCCACTCATTTCAGAAAATGCATTACCTGTAATTCTATTTACATTTATTCCACCTATACTTAATGCTCCAAAGTCATCTACTCCTTGAGATTTTCTTTGAGAGTTAGTATCTATAAAAGCTAAAGGATGATTAAATGTTTCTAAGAAATTTAATTTACCAGCAGCATTTGCTCCTTGTTTACCTACGTTACCAGCAAGATAAACGTTTTCTCCAGTTGCATAAAAAGCTCTTATTGAGTTTTCATTAACATATTCTAATTGACTTTCTATTCTTTTTCTAAGTCTAGGGTCTAAATTAAATTCACCATCTAATACCATTCTTAAATAACTAGTAGGGTCTTGACTTTCGTTATTAGGATTAAATTTAACTCCAGTATATAATTCTATCTCTTCTCTTTTAATAAAACCATAGTTTAAATCTTTTTCTGTTATTTGAACTAAATCATCAAAAGCTTCTAGCTTCTTTTTTTCATTTTTTAATTTTTTCTCTAAAAAATTGTATGCTCTTTCGTTATGAAATTTATCAACATCTTCTATATCATTAGCATAGAATAATTGAAATAAATTAAATTGTTGATAATCAGCAAATGGAGTAGAACCTATGTTTCCAACTTCTGCTAATTTAGAGTTATAATAATCAATACTATTATTTATAATACCTTTGTTTGGATTGAATTTCTTTTTACTGTATTCTCCTTGTAATTCAGCGTAAGCAAATCTTTTAATTAATTCTTCTCTTGATTTTAATTTAATAGTCATTGCTTTTGTATTTAAACTATTCATACTATCTATTAAACTATCTTTTTTTAAATCAAGATGAACAACACCTCTAGTAGAAGAACTAACGTCTCCGAAACCTTTATTTAAAATAGTAAGACCAGTTATTTTGTCTTTACTATCAATAGATACAGAGAACATACTATTATAAAAAGATTTTTCATAATCATTAATCATAGATACATTTTTTATTTTTGGAGAAATTTTATTTCTCATAAAAAATTCAATTTCTTTTCCACCATCATCTGGAAGAAAAAGGTTTTTAAATTGTTTTGGTGTTAATAAATATTGATTTACTTCGTTCTTAGGACCGCTTTGAGTGGCATCATACTTAGGTAACTTTAATTGAAAAATATTAGTCCAGTTAGCATCAGCACTTTCGCCTAAATTAAAAGTATGAGAATCTTCAAATATTCTAATTACAGACCTATACTTTTCTCTTTCTGCTAAATATGCGCTTTTAGCAACCAATCCTTCTTCATCAGCAGCTAAATTCATTGTTTTATTTAAAGCAACTTCTCTTATTAGTTGTTGCATAATAGTAGTTGAAGGACTACTGTTTGGTGTTCTTGAAAGTCCTGTAGAAAAATCATCAATAGCTGTATATCCAGGAAGAATAGGTGTATCAGTTATCATACTAATAGAAGTATTACCCATTGGACTAATTTCATATACTTGATAATCAGGAGCAAATTGTTTTCCATTTTCAGCAACTTTTAAAGTGTAATTTACTTTAGCTTCGTTTACACTAAAAGTTCCATCTTCTTTGTATAGGAAAGCAAACGTCTTAGATTGTCCGAGATTCTTTTTTTGTTTATTAAAATATTTTTCAAGCTCTCTTTTTTCTTTTAATTGTTCTTCTGTAAGTTTTTCTTTTGAGTTTATTAAATTAAAATATTTAGTTTCATTTTCTTTGAAAACTTTATCATCTTTAAGAAGAGCTTTATAACGTTCTCCATAAATATATGCTCCGTCTTTAATATTACCTTCGTCTGTAATTATAGCTATTCCATAATTTCTATTAAATTCTTTAACGTTTGTAGCGCCAGTAGCTCTTGCATAACTACCTATAGAATCTGTTTCAAAAAGACTTTTAGAAATACTACCCATTCTAAGACGCCAATTTGTTATAGCTTTTTCAGAATTATCTTGTGCAAATTCTTTAAACTCTCCATCATCAACGGATATTGTTCTTGTTTTAGCATAGTTTGAACCATTAAAACTATTAACTAAATTATATAGCGAATAAATAGCATATCCAGGGTTAGTTCTTTCAATTTTTTCAGGTAATCTCCCACTTTTTTTAAAACTATTTATTGCATATTGAAGTTCGTTATATTTTTGACTTCCTGCTTTCAATTTTTCTAAATCAGAATTAAGTTCTTTTAATTTTTTACCTTGGTTGCTTACAGCTTCTATACCGTGTAAATCAAAAAAAGGTATATTAACAATATTTATTTGGTCTTCTGACATTACTGTAAATGAAGAAATATTTCCGCTTGTAATGTTAGTAGCTAAAGTACCTTTAAAATTATTTTTTAATTGACTTTCATTATAAGCCATAATTATTATTCACCTCTTTTTAAAAATTGTTATTTATAAACATTTCTCCTGAAGAATAAATAGTACTAGCTACTTGAGGCATAGTTCCATACTCTTCCATCATTTTTCTTTTTATATAATCATAATCTTCATCTTGTACATATGAGTTATAAATACCTTGTCTTTTTGAATCTAACTTACTAAAACTGTATCCTAAGTTTTGTTTTATTCTATTTTTCATATATTCCTGATTTGAATTATATTCTATTCCAAAAGTAGAAACTTGTTTTGGAGGAGCTATTCTCCAGTTTTCATATTTTATATTTCCATTAACTAACTTTTGGTGTCTATTCCAAATCATTTTTAAAACACTTTTCATTCTATCATTACCAGATGCCAAAATCTTTTCTCTTTCACTTTCATTAGAAACATTAATTAAATCCATTAACATTTTACTATCTTGTTCGTTAACCATATTTTTAACTTGAGAAAAATATTCTTTACCAGTTAATTGATAAACGTTTCTTTTACCAGCTAATAATTTATATTGTTCTATTTTATCATGAACTTCTGTTTCTTCTTTATAGTCTCCAGAAACAGTATTTGTTCTAAGAATAGCATTTTTAAAATAATTAATTTTACCTAGATTAACAACAGCTCCTAAAAAGTTAGTAGAGTTTGAGCTTCCTTCAAAAGCTTCGTTTACATCACGACCAAATGCAGTAGCTGATATTAAACTATTAGATGATAAAGTAAAATAAGGAGCAATAAATGAATCTATTGGACTATCCCAATCTCTAAAGTAATTAGATTCAACTGATTCTCTTGACCATTCTTCAAATACTGTTTTTTTACCCATATACTTTTCGTATTTCATAGGTAGAGCAACATCAAATATTTTTCTATTTAAAGCGGCAAGAGGATTAAAACCAACGTGTTTTCTATAAGAACTTTTATCTAAGTTAAGTTTTTTAGAAACTAAATCACTATCTACTTTTAAGAAATCTCCTTCATCATCTATTCCAGCAGAAAACGTTGCATTGTTTGCTATTTTAAAAGCATAAGTTTGTCCTTCTTTAAAAGTATCATCTAATTTACTCATTAAACTAGTTGCTGTTTTTCTACCGTATCTAGAACTAAGTTTATTAAAATCTTTTGTAACGGTATCTAATTTATAACGTTTATTATCTGTTCCTATAAATTCATAAGGAGTAAGTTTTTCTTGAATAGTTACTTTAACTTCTTCTACTCCGCCTTTAATACGAGAATTAGTATTTGCATATTCTCTTTTACCATATTGTTCAGCATAACCTAATGATTCATAATAATGAGTTTTTTCTTTAATAGACATATCATCTATTTTATTTAATACTCTATTTCTCATATCTTCAAATTCTTTAGATTTTGGAGCTATCATAGATAATATTCTAAATCTATTAAGGTTTTCATTACCATTAATATGGTTCATTGTTTTATTAAAGTCACCAGTAGGCCCAATATACATACCCATATTATATTTCATTATAGGGTTATTACCTTTCTTGAAATATTCAGGCATCCAATAAGGTAATTTTTGTCTTAATGGATTATATGCGGTCATGTTTAAACTATTAGGGTCATCAACAAGTCTACGTATTGGTTCTGTTAAGTTGAATATACCTCCAAGATTATATTTATTATATTCAGAAGCATAACTAATATCATCAGTTAAACTAGCAAGAGTTATATCTCTTTCATAAGGATTACTTTTACCAAATAAAAATTCAGTACCTTTTGTTATAGCGTATCCTTGTAAACCAGCTAATGTTTTAACATCTTCAAAACCACTAAATAAACTTCCTATTATTCCAGGTTGTTTATATTCAATATATTTAGGTACATCAGAACCTGGTTTCCAATCTGGATTTTTTATTTTTCCATTTTCTAACCAACGTTCTTTTCCAATAAGTTGAGTTGGTTTAATTATTTGTCCTATTGTTGCAGACATGAAATCTCCAACTACAGGTATATCTTTAAATAATTGTTCTGTCATTGGATAAACAGCACCATACTTTTTATAAGCAATTCTTTCTTCTCTATATGGGTCCATTATGTACCAAGGATATTTTGTAGGTAAGAAATCTTTTCTAAAGAATTTTTGCCATTTACCAATGTATCCATCTGACATGCTTCTTACTCCAGTTGTTTTATTCATAAGAGTATAAAGCGCACTTGGTCTATATTGGTCAAACTCTTCACCTTGTATAGACTGTCTACCAGCTGTATGCCAAAATCTGTTTTTATTAACTCTTACTGCTTTACCTTTAAAGTGAATGTCATAAAGTTCTCCAGCATCCATTCCCATTGTATCCATAAAAGGTAAACCAGATAATAATCCATTTGTAGCATTATCTAATCCTCTAAATATGCTAGTAACACCAGTATAGTTCATAACATATTGAGCACCAACTCTTGTTGTTGCAGCTCCCCAAGCTAATGCTCCAGAAATACCATTACCAATAATTGGTATTTGGTCAGGAATTAATGCATCACTAAATGAATCTACAGCCATTGCTCCTAAAGCAATTCCGCTTATTACTCCTACACGTTTTAACATAAAATCTTTCCAACGTTCATTCCAAGTAACATTTCTACCTATATTACTTAATCTAGGAATACCAAGTTGTTCAAAAGCAGTTTCTGCGGCAGATACCCAACCTTTAACTCTTGAGTTAAAAACATTATCTCCTTTATAATAAGAACCAAAACTTGTAGTTACTTTTTTAATAGGAACATCTGTTTGTTTACTTATATGTTTTATTATCTTTTTTTCAAAAGCTTTTTTTCTTTCTTCTACGTTTTTAGAAGTTTCAAAGAAAAATTCTCTTAGCTTAGTAAGAATATTTTTTAAACTTATATCGTAATCTAATCCAGTTCTTAGTATTACAGATGTTGATTGATTTTCATTTGTTTTATAATAAGTACTTTTAAACATATTCATTTTATCTTCAAAAGATAAATCATTAAAAGTACTAACTTTATCTGTTCTAGTTCCTTCTATAGCATTTATTCTTTTATTAATGTTTTTAACATATTTACTTCTAGAGTCGAAGTTTTTATTCATTAATTGACTTAAATCTTCATATATTTGATAAGCATCTTCAACTCTTTTTTGAGCTTCTGGATTTCCATCAAATAATATTTCTTTGTTATTACTTTTTTGTAAAACATTATAAAGTCTATTACCTAAGTTTATTTTAAAACTATCTTCATTTATGTTAATAACTCTATCGTTACTATCTCCAATACCTTTCATTTTTAAAACTTCGTTTCTAATAAAACCTTTTAAATCATTACCAGAACCTTGGCTGAAAGTATCTTCCTTAGCAGCATTAACTGCTCCTAATATATCATAGAATAATGGTTTAAATTTATTTACTTCGTTAATAATAGCATCAGCCTCTTCTTGAGTTTTAGCTCCTTTTGAAGCCATAGATGATACGTTTTTAACAATTCCTTCCATTAATGACATACCTTGGTCTGTATATAATTTATTTTCTAATGCTTGTATTGAAGTATTTTTAAAGTTTCCATAAAATTCTTTTACACCGTTTTTAATTTCAGAATAAGAACCGTCGATTTTTTTCAAAAGAAAATCTTTTTCTCTTAATACTTTATTTATGTTTTCAACAGTTAGGTTTATATCTTTTCCTTCTGGAGCTTTATTAATTATTTCTTTAGCTCCTTGAAATGCTAAAAATTGTTCTAGTTCTTTTTTAAAGAATCCAGACATTAAATTATTAGGAGTGATTCCTTCCTTATCATTACCTTTTGCAAAGTCAACTATTGCATTTTTAAAGTAATCTCTGACCATTTTTACCCCATAGTCATTTCTGGCTTGTTTGCTTACTTCATCAAGTCCATCTTCGCTACTAAGTAAACCTAATTGTTGACTTATATTTCTAATTATATTATCAAAAGAATCTAATTCTGCTTTGTCAAAGTTTTTACCTTTTTTATATGTATCCATGAATTGTTTTGCATTGGCAACTGTATTCATAATATAATATTCACGAGGGTCAAAAGAATTAACATAATCTTTTAACGGTTTTAATAATTCAGGAGAATAATTTCCATCTTCGTGCATCAAATTTATAGCTTGTTGTAAAAACTCTCTTGTTTTATTATATATTTCAGCATTTGCTTTACCTATTAAATTAGGGTCAACATCTCTATCTAAAATATTTTTATATTTTCTTTTTAAAAAAGGTGTTTTCCCGATAGCACTATGAATTATAGTATTATTTTCCATAAAGAAATCATCTTTAGGGTCATTAGCTACCCATTCACCATTTTGGAATCTAAAAGGAGTAACGTTATATTCTGTATTAGATAACTTTTTAACTTTATTCCAAATACCTTTTGTATTTTTTATTTCACCATCTTCTAATACAGTTCTAGCATTTCTATTGGCATAACTTATTTCTTCTGTAGCAGCTTCAACTATTTTCTTTCTAAATATTTGTTTATAATCATTTTGTTTTGTACTTTGAGTTATATATCTAGTTTCGTTATTTTTCTTGAAAACACTTTTTACTTTATGTAATAAATCTTCATTATCTTTATCTCCAATTAAATCAAACCATTCATTGATTGTTCTATCTTTATCTATGAAATTCCATTCTTCTTCTGTAAATTTACCATATTTATTACCTTTTTGCTTAGCGTAAGCCCAAGAAGCATAAGTAAGAATTTCTTCCTTTTGTTCTAATAATTTTCTTTTTTTATTAGCATCTGTTACATCTTCTATGTCAGCTTCAAAAGTTGCAAAAGTTAATTTAGAATCATTAAAAAATTTCTCATCACCATATATATTTT